GTTACAATTCCGCAGAGCCAGTCGGAAGTTGAGACCATTATGGATGATGGTATGGATAGCGAGAGCGTTACAACATATTTCCGTGGCTTTGTAGAGGAGCTCATAGAAGAGTTCAGACTGATGAGTAAGCTCAAGGGCGAGAGTAATATTGTCAGCTATGAAGACCACTGCGTAATACCGCACAAGGACAGCATCGGCTGGGATATTCTTATCCGAATGGAGCTTCTCACGCCGTTGCTCAGGTACACAAAAGCAAACGCACTCGGACAGGCAGAGGTAATAAACCTCGGCATAGACATATGCAAGGCATTGGAGCTGTGCCGCAAGCACGACATAGTACACAGAGATATAAAGCCTGAGAACATCTTTGTTTCCGAAAACGGAAGCTTTAAGCTGGGCGATTTCGGCATAGCAAAAACAGTTGAAAAGACAGTGGGTGGATTGTCCAAAAAGGGCACATATACATATATGGCGCCTGAGGTATACAAGGGCGAGGAATACGGTCCGAGCGTAGACATCTATTCGCTGGGCATAGTTCTGTACAGATATCTGAATAATAACAGAGCACCGTTCCTTCCTGAGTACCCTGCACTGATTACGCACACAGACAGAACGCTTGCCATAGACCGCCGCATCAAAGGCGAGGCTATCCCCGCGCCGGCAAATGCAGACAGTGAGCTTGCGGCAATAATTCTGAAGGCTTGTGCATACAACCCTAAGGACAGATACTCAAGTCCTGCGGAGATGCGTGAAGCGCTTGAGGCACTGCTGTACGGTCGTGCATATTCAGGTGCAAGGTATGCATCTGCTGAGGACATAACCGCAGAAGATACGGCGGTTAAAAAGACTGTAAAAGAAGAACCTGCAAAAGAGCAGATTGCGGATAAGACGGTCAGTATTTTCAGCAAAAAAGAAGACGAAGCACCTGTGAAAGCGGCAAACTCTGGATTTGCAAGCAATCTTCAGACCTCTGCCGTAATAAGAGAATCGGCTTATAATATGCAGCCTGACATAGATGAATATCAAGACGATTCACTCGACCGCACGGTAAGTATGTTCAATTCGGGCAGCAAAACACCTAAGGCTTCACCAAAGTCCATCGTAAATGCCGAAGGTGAGAAGAAAAAGGCTGCAGCTGTAGCAACAAAAATTCTTGAAAAGCGTAAGGATGGAGTTAGACCCGCCCGAGAAAACAAAGGGAACTGGTACATTGAACGCGAGTATAATGCAAACGATGTAGTTGTTGTGGAGACTGGCTACACATCCTTAGGTAACAGATTCAGGGAAACACAATATGACGATGATGGTAACAGAATCTCGGAAACTTTGTTTGATTATCTTGACAGAGAAAGAAAGCTAACAATATTCAATGCTGACGGTACGGTTAAGGAGTGCGTTGAATATGAATATTAGGTTTTAACATAATAAAGAACAGCCGAGTAATACTGAACAGAACCAGCAAAAAACGGACAATAGACAAAAGACCCCCTATGTAGGAAAATAGAGGTTGTGAACAGGTCCAGATTGTACGGACAGCACAAAAAGTACCCCCTAAGTAGGAAATATTAAGTTTTATGCGGAGTGGCGCAGCGTCAGCGGCGCCACTCCGGTTTTTAACTGGATGCGCTGGTGATTATAAAAAAAGATATAGTTGTCAGACTGTTCAGTTGTTCATCGCTTCGGCTTGAAACCCGGCAGTAGGCGGCGATGCGTTGCTTGCCGGGTTCTTTTCTGTGAGGGGTGATTACAAGCAGATTCTTATCCGTCATTGCCGTCAACCTCCTGCGGCTTATTGCGTTTCGTGTAAGGACGGACACCGTTCTTGATTGGTACGGTCTTTTCGGTCCCGTCCCGGAAGGTAAAGGTAATCGTGCAGTCACAGTTGACAGTAGCGTAATTGATGACCGCCTGCCATACAAGCGGGTCGAACTTTGCAAGCGGAGCGTCATGCTTCATAAGCTCATTCAGAAAGCCTGTAATCTGCACACGTTTGGCGGCGCAGGCGGCTATCTTCAAATCAAGCTCCTGCTTGAGCCGAGCCATCGTGTCAAGCCGATCCTCATATTCTTTTAGTTTCTCATGGATATCATCGGCGGTGTCCTGTCGGCTGTAGGTCATCAGAAGGCTTCTTATCAGCGTCTGGACTTCGCCGCAGCCGTTGTTCAAATCCTCAAGTTGCCTGCGGTACTCGCTGTCATCAGTAATGGTATCAATGCAAAGACGGTAGTTCTCCTCAATTTCCTTACGGTTGGCAATCAGCCCGTTGAACACCTCGACGAAGGTTTCTTCCAAACTTTCCTCTTTGAGCGTCGGTGTTTCACAGTATTTACGCTTCTGAAACTTTGCATTGCAGTGCCAGTGCCAGGAAGCGTGTTTTGTGTTTGAGTGCCATATCTTTCTGCCGTAGTAGCCACCGCAGTCTCCGCAGATGACCCTGCTTGAGAAAATGGAAACGCACCGCATATTGCTTCCGGCAGCTTTTCTCCGGCGCATTTCCTCCTGCACCATCTGATAGGTCTCCGGCGGTATGATAGCCTCATGGTCATCTTCAATATAATACATAGGTAATTCGCCCTCATTTGGCTTTTTTTCATGAGATAAAAACGATACTGTAATCTGCTTTTGTAGTATGGCAGCCCCATAATATTTCTCATTTTTGAGGATGCTTAAAACTGTACTGTCCTGCCAGACCGTCTTGTGACCTGGGGTCTCGATACCATCAGCGGTAAGTCCTTTCGCAATACCCCCGGGTGTTTTCCCAGCAAGGAACTCAGCGTAAATCCGTCTCACGACCTTTGCCTGTTCCTCGTTGATGATCAATTCCCCGTCGGGACCTTTATCGTAGCCGAGAAAATTGGAATACCCCAGGCTCACTTTCCCGTCTGCAAATGACTTCCTGCGCCCCCACGAGGTGTTTTCACTAATAGATCGGCTTTCCTCTTGAGCTAAACTGCTCATAATTGTAAGCAGCAATTCCCCTTTGGCATCAAGCGTGTAAATGTTCTCCTTTTCAAAATAGACTTCAATGCCTTTTTCCTTGAGCTGGCGAATGGTCACAAGACTATCAACTGTGTTTCGCGCAAAACGGCTGACCGACTTCGTGAGGATGAGGTCAATCCTTCCGGCAAGAGCGTCTTCAATCATGCGGTTGAAGCCCTCACGCTTTTTCATATTGGTGCCGGTGATGCCTTCATCAGAATAGACCTCTACAAAAATCCATTCCGGATTGGATTGAATTTTCTGCGTGTAATAGCTCACCTGGGCATCAAAGGAATTTTCCTGCTCCTCTTTTGCTGTGGAAACACGGGCATAGGCAGCGACTTTTCGCTTACGGGTGAATGCCGAATACTGTGCCGATACGGTGGGCTTGGTAGCTTCGATTTTCTGTACAACTTTTTTAGCCATGTGCTGCGTTCCTTTCTCTTGTCTTTCGTCCAGTTTCCGCTCTCATTTCGGGTGTCCAGCTCTCAGCGCGGGAGCGGTCTTTCCATATGTACTCGACTTCGGTCCCGTCGAAGAACACAAAGCGGAGAAGATTGTCCGGGCAGGCATCGATGTGGTCAATTTTCTCAGCGAATACTTCTTCATCAAATTCCGTCAAGCCGAGGATTTCGGAAGCTGCCGTCTTGAGGGTATCTTCCGGGATAACCTTTGATGTGGGGCAGTACTTTTTGCCTCGGTTGTTGAAGGTTGCACAACACCATACAATCCTGTACGGAGTCGTTTTTCTGCGGTAGTTTTTTCCACAGCAGGAGCATCGTATTTTTCCTGTAAATGCTGTGACAGAACCGGCCGTTTTCGGGTTTTCATCCGCTCTGCGCTTCAGTTCCTCTTGAACCGACTTAAAGGACTGTCTGCTTACCACAGCGGGGTGATCGTCTTCAATAAAGAATTGCGTAAGCTCACCTTTGTTGGGGAGTGTCTTTTTAGTAATATGATTTTCTCTATAGCATTTTTGAAGGAGCAGATCGCCACAATATTTTTCGTTTGTCAGGACTCTACGAATGGTGCCGCTACGCCAGATATTTCCGTTTATACTCCACCGCCCTTCTTCATTCAGAGTATTTGCAATTTTTTGTAGACCATTTCCGGCAAGGTACAAATCAAATATGTATTTCGCTGTTTCCGCTTCATCCTCAACAAGTGTGATTTCTCCGTCCACCAGTCGGTATCCGAGCATGGTGCAGGAATGCGCCCGCCCCTCTGCGAAGCCATTACGTATACGCCATTTGCAGTTTTCGCTGACCGAAAGGCTCTCCTCCTGGGCGAATGAAGCAAGGAGCGTAAGGAGAATTTCTCCTTCGGCGTCCAGCGTCCGAATGTTCTGCTCTTCAAAATACACATCGATACCCAAGTCTTTCAGTTCCCGGACGGTATTCAAAAGTGTGACCGTGTTCCGAGCGAAGCGGCTAATCGACTTGGTAATGACCATCTCAATGTTTCCGGCACGGCATTCTGCTAAAAGTGCCTGGAACTGTTCACGGCTTTCTTTCGTTCCCGTTTTTGCCTCGTCCGCATAGACACCGGCAAATTTCCATTCCGGGTTCATTGTAATGAGTTTGTGGTAATAGTCTATTTGAGCCTGGAGCGAATGCAGCATAGTATCCTTACCGCAGGAGACCCTGCAGTATGCAGCCACACGCTTTCTTCTCAAACTGTCCTGTTTCGCAGGTGCAATGTCAATAATCGTCTTTTTCATAGAGATTCTCCTTTACCAGTGTGACATATTACCTCTGAACAGAGCATATATCCACTTCTTTCTGAGGCATATACTCCACAAAAAATGGGCGGTATTTTTTGTTCAATATTGTATCAATCTTTGCGTAATCCTCTAGGGAAATGAACCCAGATTTCAGCATCTGTTTAAACGGAACGATGCTTGCCTGATATGCTATTTCTGCCTTCATAGCTTTGCTCGTCACTGCGCTGCACCCCCTTTAAATCTCGCTGCTATATAACATTCATGGGAGCAGTATTTTCTTTTGCTGTTTCCGTAAGCAGTAAACGGCAATCCGCAGTTAGCACAAATAAATGAATAGATTGCGTTGGGATTGCATTTGTTTGGGTTTGTTTTCCACCATTCTATCCGACACTCGCTTGAGCAGAATCGTTTAGGCTTGTGTCCTGGAACGGAGACAACAGCTTTCCCACACAGGGGACAAATGCCGGATTCTGCTTTCATCTCCGTACGAATTCCCCCCATATTGTTTCGTTTGCAAAAGGTTTTCACGGTCTCTTTGGAAATGCCGAGCTGTGTGGCGATAGCGGTATAACCCACACTCTTCTTGCGAAGGCGAATAATCTCATTTTTCTGTTCAAGTGTCATGCTTTTCCTCCATTGGGGATTTGGGTAATTTGTGATTCCCCCTCACTACTCGAATGGAAATGGAGAAGCGATTTTGACGAAAAAAAGCACAAAAAAATTGCCCTCCACGGAAAAATCCGCAGAGGGCATGAAAAAGTGTTCAGTTGAGTGCCGTCAGAGCCGCAGTCCAGGTCTTCTGACCGACAACACCGTCCCACTCGGACGAGGTGTTGGGAAACAGCTTCTTCTGAAGGTCGATGACCCCGGCTTTTGTGATGGGTCCGAAATCGCCGTCAATATCAATCTTGCTGTTGATGCCGCGCACATAGATGATGCGCTGAATGGTCTTGACCTGCGCTCCGGCACTGCCCTGGGAGAGCTGCTTGAGACTCACGGTCACGGCTTTCTCGGTAGCTTCGGTTTTCTTCGTCTCAGCCACGGGAGCAGGGGCAGGAGCGGCGGCAGTGCCAGCGGTCTCATCGTAAAGAGGATGACCGTAGCCGATGATGGAGCTGTTGCTACGAGCGTAGGTGTTCTTTTTGACCTGGTTGCCAGAGTTACCCTCAACAGTAATGACCTGCGAGGAAGTGACCTCGACAACGATACCGGTATGGTCTGCACCCGAACTGCCGGAATAGCGGAAGAAGATTTGATCGCCCACCTTGGGGTTCTTATCAAATCTGCCTTTGGCCTGGTAGTACTGCATGGAGAATGTGCATCCCGCACCGCAGTCCCCGGTCTGGCACTCGATCCTCTGACCCTCGGTCGCACCGTAGGCTTTGAAGAAGCACCAGTCGACAAAGACGTCACACCATGCAAAGCCGTTCTTGTTGCCGTTGTAATACTTCGCGGCATACAAATCTCTCGCGTACTTCGTCCAGTTCGCGGAGCCGGCATTGGCGGTGTTATCGTCCAGATTCTTGTTACTGGCTTTCTCTTTGTAGCCGATCTGTGACAGCGCAATGGCTACGACTTCACTTGCTTTACTCATTTTTGTTTCCTCCGTTCTCAGCCCTGTCATGGAGCTGCTGTAATACTTCCTTCATTGCATTGGGAACAGGCAAGCCAAGATGGGCTGCATTCTCCAGAAGGGACACACCCTCGTTGGAGAGATAAAAGAAAATAGCAGCCGTTCTGAGAACGCTGCCGCTTCCAATGATATTTACATCCAGGATATTTGCCATACCCACTAAAAGAAAAATAAGCACCTTCTTACAGATGCCCTTGAAGCCGACCTCGGAGGACAGCTTCTTGTCCACGATGGCACACATGATGCCTGTAATGTAGTCTACGACTACGAAAGCGATGAGAGCGTACATAAGCCCGTCACAACCCCCTAAGAACCACCCAAGCCATCCACCGATAGCGGTAAAAACGACCTGGACGGAAGTCCAAAATTCTTTCATTTGTTTTTTCTCCTTTCACAAATCAGCCATATGCGACCATATAGTTGTATGTCCAACCAGCTTTGAGCTGCTTGTTCAAATTGAATGCCCCATTACTATAGGTGGGGTAACTTGTACTTGTGCCTACGCTTAATGCGCCTTGATATACAACGATGTGAGCGGGATTTGCCTTTACATTGCTCGTTGAGAAGCTCGCGTTATATATTGCATTGTTTGATTGAGATATTCCGTGCATATCAGCGAGGGATATTACCAGAGCTAGCGGAGTCCCTTTACTTTCATTGATATAAAGGGTGGTTGTATTTGACGAAGGCGTGATCGTTCCTACTTCGATATCCTTCCACGGATACGGGTTAAAGCTACCGCCGCTGGGGTCGAGCGTTCCGGTGATACCAAACAGGTCAATGTCTTTCCGGATATTGTCCGCGCGGAAATCCGTATTCAGCGAAGATAGCAATGTGCCTGTTATAGGCTCTACGGTAACGCTGGACAATGTATATCCGGAATCCGGGTTGATTGTGATTTGATCGGTGCTTGGGGAAGTCGATTTCGTCTGCTCCGGCTTAATGATGCTTGGGACCTGTTCCGTTATGTATACATTAGCCACGCACTTGACAGAACTCTGAAAAATGCTCTCTGTTGTACTGAGGGTAATGATTCCGGTGCTTGCCTCATACGAAAGCGTAATTTCGGTATCTATGCTGCCGCCGAGAATTAGTCCGGGCGCATACAGGTCGAGATGCGTAAATTCAACAATGATCTGTTCGCCCGTGATCTGTTGATATATCGATGTAAATTCGCTCAGATCAATGGTAACTGACTTCGCGCTTTTATACGCTGGTGTTACACCTTCGATCTGAACAAGGATCCCGGTTTGGCTCCCGTTCAGAGTGCCTTCAATCATGTCGCCGTTACAAGCGTGGGCTCGCGTACCCTGCAGCATTGATTCCGGTCTCACCGTGTCATTTGTCAGATCCACGAGCACTGTCGTCCCATATACCACTTTGTTTATTGCCATAGTCCTTATCCTATTGTGGCAGTTAATCCGCCTGCACTGTTTTCTGTCTCGGTATACGGTATAGGACTAATCGTCACCGCTGACAGATAGTCATAGCCGGTGTCAGGCTGAATCGTCTGTGTTGAGAGAGACGGAACCGCTGTCTTGCTCTGTGCAGTGATGGATTCGCCGGAATAAGTACCGGTAACTCCCAGTATCTCAATACCGGACTTGATGTTCCCCGCAACGATTTTCGCCTTTTCCGCTGCTGAGATGTTTACTTTTCCTGATCCGTCGTGAAAACCCATCGGGATTGTGTAATTCTCGTCGACAGAATCGATCTCACCGGTGACCGCGCCTTTGTTCGGCATCGTACCGGTAATCTTTGTACCTCGTACATAGGCTGTCTTTCCGGAAAGAAGTTCTGCTGCTGTCGCTGTAGCATCCTGTGTGTTTACATCGAAATCGCAGGTACCAGTGATAGGTGCGCCACTTTTATCGTGGGCTACGTATCCTGACATGAGCTTGTCGGCAACTACGGTATCTCCGGTGAGATCGATCAAAACCTCGTTGCCATAAATAACCTTGTTGATGTAGGTGGTTGTCGTTCTGCCCAAATCCATCGTCGATGCTTTGGTGGCGTCTTCCATTTTAATTTCCTCCTATTATTGCTGTGAGGCCATGCTGAATATTGCTGACCTCCGTATACGGAATTGCACGTACAAGAATATCTTCGTGCAAATGCCTGTCGTTTGTGGGGAGCGTTTGCGCCAACAGACCCGGCCTAATGTCGTAACTTCCCTCATAGGGCAAACAGTGGCATTGCATTCCCTCATCAAATACTAGAGCGAAGCTTTCCTGCTCATTTAGCCCAAGTGCAAAACGGTCCGGCATTTCGGAAAATGTGACTCGAATTCTCATATCTCTCCATCCTTCAAAACCTCTTTTGCCGTCGAAGATATGATGTCTGAAGCGACGGCCTCTCCGGTTGGCTTTTTAGCGCGCAACTGGATTTTTACAGGCCCCTGCGTGAATAGAAGTGTATCCGCCTGTGTAAGGGTGACTGTGAATCCGGTCTCTGTTGGCGTGAGATCAGCCTCCGTTTTCTCCAAAATGGTTTCTCCATTTTGAGAATAAGTAATAAAAACGGCTGAGAAATCTGTCAATTTCACCCCTACTGGGAGGGTGAAAATATGCATTGGTGTGGTTCCGCGCCACATGTTTCATCACCTCGCTATAACCATATCGGGCGATCCGGTATGGCAGATGTGTCTATGTTATCCATCCATGAGGGGCGTTCCGGGGCGCACAGTGTCTCTGTAACGTTCAGCCATCCCAAATACCACTTTTTCAGCTCGATCCACTGTAAAAGATTAAGGCTGGAGTACCACATCCAGCCTCTGTTAATGACCGGGAAGCATTCAGTCTCGCGCTGCTGCCGAAGAGCTTCCTTTTGTTTTTCAATGCGCTGGGCCCGGTCTCGCGTGTCGTCCTTTTGGAGGAGGCCATCCACGACCTTGTACCCGGTCGCACAAAAAATAAACTCTTCGAGATCGTCCGGTTCCGGTACATCTATTCCGCCGTTGTCACCGACCAGCGCCCATTCCCGGACATAGCCGTTTTCATCAAGGTTTACTTTCATGCTGTTTTCTCCTATCTGATTGCAATGAAATACACCGTCTTGGTTCCCGAGCCGACCTTCGTGAGTGTAGCGGAAGTGCCGCTGACGTTGATCTTAAAGGTATAATAATCGCTCGTTGCTTTGAGGTGCAGCGTTGAGCCGCTTGTAAAACTGTTCTTAGGAACTGCCATTGTGTACCATGCAGAATACGAGTCATCGTACAAGGCAATAACAAACAGCCTCGTGTCTGCCGGTACCGTCCCGGAGAAGGTGCCGTTTTGCGACATACTGCCGTAGCCGATGCAGGTCGTCCAGAAGGTGTTGTAGCCGTTAATATATACGGTGCCGCCTTCGCTGTTGAGGTATAGTGATGTGGTGGTAGTAGCAGACGCTTTTGCCATAAGCTCATTGCCGTCAAGCTCCAAGTGCGCTCCGGTCGCTTTGCCGATCATGAGAGCGGGCTTGTTATCTGCCGTACCGGAGGCATCCGTTGTGCGTGACAAATGAAGCGTACCGCTCATCTTGCCGCCGGACAGCGGAAGGTACTTGGCGGAAAGTGCCGTTCCTCCCTCGTAGAGCGTCGAGCCGTACACTGCCTTCCACGGGTAGGATGCCGATCCGCAGGTCACGGTATCCGTGTACGAGCCTCCGGCGCGGACAGCGGAATCAGTAATGACGAGTGGAGTTACGCCGTTGACCTTCGCATAGATATCATTTGCCGCATCCGATGTAAAAAAGCGGGTGTCGTTATCCGGGTTGCTGCCGTGGATGATGATGTTCTTGCAGGATACCGAATTTGGGGTCGTGACGGCTCCGGCAATGTCCAGCTTGCCGCCGATCTCTGTGTTCCATGCGCACTCAAAGGTGCTGTCCTTTTCCGCGACCTTGCCGATGGCAATGCCCGTGCCACCGGCTTTGAAGTCCAGCAGCACGGATGCAGTAGAAACCGTATCCACAACGTCAATGCCCCCGAAGGCATCAGTCAGCGTATAGCGTATGTCATAGGAATAATCTGTGGACAGATTTCCACCGCCGAAGGTGAAGGCCGTGCCGGATGTGAATGTCTCGCTGGTGGCTGTGTAGCTAGATACGGTGCTGCGCTTATACGCCACGGCGGTGGTAACAGTGTTTTTACTACTGCAGCTTGCATAGGCGAAAGTGACTGTGCCTTTGCCGTAGGTGCCGTTGGCCGTGACCGTTCCTTCACTGTTGCACCGCTGTGTCAGGTAGTTGGTGAAAGTCGGCGGCGAATATGCAACCACGGAGATCGACACGGTCTTTTCTTCTGACCAGCGTCCACGGCTATCCTTGACCTTTGCGGTGAAGGTGACCGTGCCGGAGGTAGTCAAAAATCCGGTCGTGAGTAAATTTGATGTGCCAGAAAAGCCTCCGCCCGTTATGCTGTATGCAGATATGGTCGAACCGTAGCTTCCTGCCGCTCCGTTTATTGTCAGCGTTGCTTTGGACTTGTTCTGAACATAAATGCCCCACGAGGAAGGCACCGTGCCGTCCACACGGACTGCTGTCAGGGAACTGAACGACGGCACGACTGATGCCGGTACGGACAGTTTTGCCGTGCAGGTCGTTGATCCGATGAGCGTACTGCCGTTATAGGTGGAACAGGTAATGGTGACCGTGCCGGAGGTGCTGTTCGGCACCTGATTTGCCAAGGTCAAAGCCGGTGTCCATGAAACGGATGTTGCTGTGGTCTTTGTCTTGATCGTCCCGCTTGCGTTGCCGAAAGAATAGGTCAGTGTGTGCGTAAACGACGAGGATGCGCGGGTAATACTGATCGTTGCCGCCGATCCCATCGTTGCTGCGTTCATGCTTACGGTGGATTTTCGCGGTACGGTCGTCAGCGCAATGTCGCTTGAGGTCGTGACGTTAAAGCCGTTTGCGCCGGTGCCGCTGACGGAATAGCCGCTGAAATTAAACTTGACGGTCACCGTCTTGGTGCCGTCCGTGTTGCCGGTGATGCTGCCGCTCGACCACGGGGGAGCGGAGTAGCCGGAGTTTGCCGTAATGGGATATTCCGTGTTCTGGCTGTTTATGCTCACATAGTGGGAACCGGAGGTCGAGCTGCACGAAAACACCGTTGTTCCGTTCACAACAATGCTGCCGGTGAGGTAGTATGTAAAACCGTACCAGTTTGAGGACTTGAATTTGATATTGTCGATCTTCACAACATGGGTGTTCGTTGCAACGTCATATGTCTCCGACCAGTACAGCACGGCACTCATGTTTTTCGTTCCTGTTATAGATATCTTTCCGCTTTTGCCTGTTGCCATGTAGTATTCTCCTTATGTTGCATCGCGCCAGATTATTGAAAGGTTGCCGGTGGCGCGAGGGATGAAGTCAAACCAGCCACGCTCCACCGAGCCAAGCGAAAGCTTGTAGCGGATCTCGGCATTCGTAATCTTCAGTGCCTGATTGGATATGAATGCGATCTCCTGACCGTTTTCCTTAAAGGACAACTTGTCATTGGATAGCTCTGCAGTGAATGCGTTGCCGACCTTGCCCAGCTCGATGAGTGCTCCACGGAAACGGATGTATTCCTCAAGGAGCTGCTGGTTGCTTGCTACGTCACCGCTGATTCTGTCAGTTACGGTGGTGAAGTCCATTCGGATCTCACTTGCCGTCTGGGAGATACTCGACTGAAAATCCTGCTGGATGGTTTCAAGGTCGGACTTTGAAAGATAAGTCTCATGCACCTCAGAGCGTATCTCTTCGGATGTCTTGGAAATCTCAGAGTAGCATTCACGGACATTGACCTTCAGTGCCTCTACATCCTCGAGGGCTCCCTCATAGGAGCTGTTGTTTTGGAATGTGTTCTGGCATGTGGTGAGAAGAGGCATTAGCTCTGCCTCCCCTCAGTTCGACACATCGCATTGCAGCGTAATGATGCTGTCGATGTCTGCTGCCGACAGGTAGATAACCTTGCCGGTCTTGCCGAAAGTGATCTCATTCCCGTCCTTGTCCTGTGCGTACCATGTGTAGGTCAGACCCTGATGGTCGGTGGTCGTTGCCCATGACGAGCCGTTGTATTTCTTGAGTGTGACCGTTCCTCCGGTGTGATCCACCTGATACCAGTACATTCCCGAGGTGGGTGAAGAAGGCGCTGTCTCGGAAATATTACCGAGGAGCGGGTCGACCTCACGCTGATTGGTGCGGACGATCACATACGGCACAACTCCGCCGAGGTTGTTCTTTACAGTGAACCCACCGATGGAAAGCATCTCCGACACATAGGGGTCGGACTTGTCCTCCACGGTAATGACGTCCACATAGTTTTTACTGCTGTATGTCATGGTGCAGCGGTAGGACTGAATGTTGACGATGTCCGCGCCGGAGATTGTCAGAGTGGATGCGGTTGCTCCGCTTATGTTTATCCATGTACCGTTCACGTACTTCGCCCACTGATATGTTCCGGTAACAGCAGTCGAGCCGCTGTAGGCAGAAGTGGCAAGTGTCAGACTGCCGGACTGGTTCTGCACGACCGTGCCGTTGGGGGCGTAAACAGAAAAGACAACAGCTGACGTACCGTTGCTGCCCGCTTTCGCCTTTGTCCATGTGAAGGTCTTCGTTGCCGTCTGCCCGGAAACGGTAAAGGTCAGCGTGATATCTCCAGCCAGCACAGACGTGCCTCCCAGATCAGACGATGCCGCAACGTTCAACTCCAGCTTTCCGGCTGTCGATGCCGTGCCTGCGGTATTGGACTTCACGGTAATGCCGGTGGGCAGTGTTCCCACGGAACAGGAACAGGCCGTCTGCGTTATGCCGACATAGCCTGTGAACGGAATCGTTATGACGGAAGCCGCAGATGTTTTCCCTGCGGAAGTGCAGGCGATGGTCTGCGCCTCATTGCCGAGGATCACCGATAAACCGCCGCTGCCGGGCGAGCCGGGAGTACCGGGATCGCCCTTCTCACCGTCATACATCTTCGTGATGGAAACGGTGTCGAATACATCGGTCTCGCTCGTTACAAGCTTAATCTGTGCCACGTTGTTCACGAAAACACTGTGACTCGGCTTGACTACCAAAGTACCGCCGGTGATCGTGGGATTATCCGAGGTAGTCGGGTAATCCGTCCAGTTGCCGGAGCTGTTTTTATACTGCCACTTGCTGATGGTTACACCCTGAACCTGTGCGGTCAGTGTCGTCTGGGACGCACCGACTAAAGCTCCGGAGCTGTTGTACTTGAACACATAGGTATCTGCTGTCACATAAGCGAGCTTTGCATTTTCGGCATTCATCACCAGCGTATAGGTGATATCCGAGGATATATTGACCGTGTTCTTCGTCTCAGCATCGTAATAGCTGATGTAGCAGATATAAGTGATCATGCCGGAGGAGGACGATGCCAGCTTGTTCTGGCTGACCGTCAGAATGCCGCCTGAAACCGACTCACCGGAAGTGAGGCTTGTCTCGGCAGAGATGCCGTCCTTACGCTTCCATGTGATGGTTAGACCGGAGGCATCCAGCGGCAGAGATGACTGGTCTATAAATACAGCAGGGGTCAGCTTCAGATTGGTGATTGCCCAGCTCGGTGCGTAAGTATGCGGCAGCACATTCGGGTCTTCACTCTGCGTCTTCGGAAGGTTTGAAGTAATATATGCCGACAGTTTCCTCTGATCGGTGATATCAACAAAGGTCTGCTGGCTTGAAGTGAGTACTGTAGGCATGGTAGCCTCCTTATATCGTTACTTCACAGAAGAACGATGCGTTGTCCTGCACATCCTCTGTGGAAACTGTAATTGTCTTTGTGCCGGTATGGTCGGCACCCCATTCCTCATCGGCATCTTCATTGTTGGAGTGACGGTACCAAGCAAAAGCGGATGCCGGGAGCGCATCGGTAATATCCTTGTCCCATGAGAATACCTTGCAGTGCATGACGCTCTGCTGCCCCTTGTCCCGGAAGATGTTTACACCATCAACGACAAGCTCGGTGCGGTACATCTTAGATGAGGATATTTCTTCAACTCTGCCTACGATACCGTCCATATCCGTTTCAAGGGCAGTAATGGTCTGTGACTGCTTTGCCGTTGCAGAGGTCAGCGTTACACCGCTTGCTCCGATGGTGATCGTGTTTCCGGCGGGGTTCAGGTAGTCCCTGTCACGGCTGACGCAGAGGTATGTACCGTTGATGCCGTGGGGTTCAGATAGGCATTTCACATACATCCTTGCCCGGATATCTCCGATGTCGGCACCGGCATCCGCCTCATCCACGATTGTAAGCTCCATGCTTGTGATGCCTTCGGTCAGCTCGGCAAGGCGGGCGTTTCCTTTGCGGAGAAGATTGCCGGGAACGGTTACATCGTCCCATATCTCCGTTGCCCATATCCAACCGATCTCCGCAACGGCATCCTCATCATAAATGTAGTTTCTTCCCTCGTTCACGGAGGTTATATCCACACGCTTTTGAGAGGTCTCTTCGGACTCTTCTTCCGAGCTTTCCTCAATAATCGCTCCCAATGGAATGAGAACTGAGGCTCTTGCCGTGTGGTCACGGGTCACTTTCATATCGAGAAGGTTTTTTCCGAACTCAACAGTCTGCAACGACCGAGTGTTGAAGTCTGCGAGGTAGTCGAGATACCGATTGCCGTCTTTATAGCGTATTTGGAGGTATCCGCCGTGGGTCTTGATGAGCTTATCCCGAATGGCATCCATCGTGACGGAGTATTCCGAATTACTGTAGGAAATATAATCGTTTTCGTCTGTAACGGTTACCTCACCGAGTACGAATTTCTTCTTGTCCTCGACCGCTGCGTTATGCACAGATATGAAGTATTCCATGAGTCCGCGCAAAGTGCCACTGTACTGAAAAGGCGGCTGGATAGTGTCCTTGAGATATGCCATGCACGACTCGCACGTCCATGTGTGGGTGTTGTAGAAATCGCTGCCGTCATCAATGGCGCGGCCTTCAAAGACAATGTCATCGTCCTTTTTGCAGACGATGGTCGATACCAAAGGCACAATGTCATTCAGATACGGATGATTATGCGGAGCGGAGAGAGTCAGACTGTCAATGTTCTCCGCATCCTCATGTACTTTCGCCTGCGTGATGGCAAGCTTTGAAAGTTCAGGATGATAGAATAGATTACCATCCACAAATACACGAAAGATGCTCATAGCCGCCCCTCCCTGTATTGGAAGGTAGTCAAGCCGCTGCCGGAGACGGTAACGGAGTTATTGCCGGGGGCAAGCTCCAGTTCCGGTATCTCCCATGTTCCGGCACTCAGTGTCTTGTGGAAGCTGTCCGAGCCGACCATCCACGTAAGTGTGGTTTCGGCGGTGGTCGTAATCACTGGAACGACGGGCATATAATCGTTTACCAGCGTGACTGTGCCGCTGCCATTTCTGCTGACGGATGTCTCCATCACATGGTAGCGGTAGGCATCGCCGTCTGAGCACGAAAAGAGCAGAACCCCTTTTCCCATATACGGGTCGTAGGAGGGTTCTGCTTCAATCGTGCCTATATAGTAAAGGTCAGGCTCTTCGCTGCAAATGACCTGCACGAGCTGACCGGCATAGCGGTTGACTGCCTCACTGACCATGCTGTCGTATTCGGCTCTTGTGCCAAGCATGGTGAGTGTGATCTCAAAGCTTCGCGGCTGATAAGACACTCGACCCAATGCTTCGGTAAAGCGAATGGGAGAATTTCTTCCCGGCACGACCACCGTGTTCGTCTGGGATTTCGGTGTCGGAAAGTCCACGGTCTCACGCAGCCAACCGAGGCTCAACATTGAAGTGCCGTTTATTTTTACATCCGGTATCATAATGCAAGCCTCCTTTGAAGCTTCTGATTTTTACCAAGCTCACTGTCTATGACCGGGAGCAGATGCCCCACAAGAGTACCGTCATCGAGGTAGATGCCCTTGCCGCTGTTGGCGGCTATGACCGCAAGGTACTTCTCCATGTTTCCGGTATTCAGCCGACTTGAGAGGATGTTTTCGAGCCGATTATAGAACTGCGACAGAGGCAGGATCGCCTCAGCTCCGGCTTCACCGCCTGCCATAAGGGAAGAACCGTTCATGCCGAAGATGGTGGGGTTCAGCATAATACCGCCTTCTTTATACCAGTCGATGTTCAGATGTGGGACGCTCGGCGGGCTAAGGGAAAGCGTACCGGAAATGCTGAAGTGCGGCAGCTTGATATGCGGCAGTTCCAGTTTCAGACCGGAGAAAAAGCCCTTGATACTGTCGATGACAGACTTGACCTTCTCCTTTGCCGCCTCGATGGGTGTGTTGATGGCATTTTTAATGTTGTTCCACACCGTTGTCGCGGTATCTTTTATGCCGTTGAAAATATCCGAGACGGTGGTCTTCACGGCGGTGAACACCGTGGAGATCTTCGTTTTTATACCATCGACAATATTCGACACCGTGGTTTTTATGCTGTTCCAGGTGTTGACGAGGAAGTCCTTGATGCCCGTCCAGATGTTCACGAAGAAGGTCTTAATGGATGCCCATGCCTGCTCCCACGAAGAGCCGAACCATCCGAGGACGGTGTTCAGCACACCCTTCATGGTTTCGAGGATGGTAGAGAGAACAGAGAGGATACCCTCCCACAGATTTGTGAAGATATTCTTGACCGCTTCCCAGGCACTTTCCCAATCGCCGTGAAAGACGGCAATAAAGAAATCCACCACGTTCAAAATGTGATCCAGAACGGTCGAAAGGACTGTGGAAATAATAGAAAACGCTCCCTCGAAAACGGGAGCGAGGAGGTTGCAGAAGCCGTCCCATACAGCCTTGATGACTTCGGTGATGTTCTTGAACTCAAAGCCGAGACTGTTGAGCCTGTCAACGATACCCTGACAGAAGCCGAATACGGTTTCCTTGATACTGTTCCATGTGTTTGTGATGTTTTCCCAGAAGCCCTCATTCGTATCCCACAAGTGTTTGAAGGCGGCGGCGAGAACTGCAATAACGGCAACGACAGCGAGGACGGGACCGGCAACAGCACCGATGGCACTTCCAAGGCTCGTAATCGATCCGGTACTTCCGGCAATCTTTACTCCGAGCTTTCCGATACCCTTTGCCAGGGAGGAGAATCCCTTCATGGCAGAACCGATACCGGAGATACTCTTGCCAAGGATCACGAGGAAGGGACCGAGTGCCGCCACAAGCAGACCGATTTTCAGGACGACCTGCCTTGTGCCTTCGTCCATGCTGTTGAGCTTGTCGACAAAAGCCTGTATCTTGCTGACGATATTCCGGATAGCGGGCATCAGCATTTCACCGAAAGAAATAGCCAACTCCTCCAACTGAGATTTCAGAATGGTGAGCTGACCGCCGAGGTTGTCCTGCATGATCGCCGCCATCTCTTCTGCAGTGCCGTCGCAGTTGGCAATGGCACTATTGAGTTTGTCAATATCTCCGGGAGCAGCATTCATCACGGCAAGGAAGCCGGACATGGCATTCTTGCCGACCAATGTTTCCGCAGCGGCGGCAGCTTCGGACTCCGTCATCTGCGAGAAATACCCACGCAAATCTCCGAGAATGTCTCCAAGCTCTCTCATGGAGCCGTCAGTGTTTGCCGTCTGCACTGTGACTTCGCCGAAAGCCGAACCGGACAGTTCCAGTTCGCCCTGGAGCTTTGTCATCATGGTCCGCATTGCGGTACCGGCCTGTGTTGCCTTGATACCGCTGTTCGCCATGAGTCCGACCGCCTCGGCAACATCCTCCGCCGAATAGCCTAATGCGCCGGCAACGGGAGCACAGTACTTGAATGTTTCACCCATCATGCCCACATTGGTGTTGGCATTGGATGCCGCCGCCGCGAGGATATCCGCAAAGTGACCGGAGTCCTGTGCCGTCAGTCCGAAGGCGGTAAGGGCATCCGTGACGATGTCTGAGGTGGTGGCGAGGTCTTCACCGGAAGCCGCTGCAAGGGACATGATACCGTCAATACCGGAGAGCATATCCGAAGTCTTCCATCCGGCCATCGCCATGTAGTTCATGGCATCAGCGGCCTCCGAAGCGGAGAACTTCGTTTTTTCACCCATTTCGCGGGCTTTATCCCGGAGGGCTTGCAGATCGTCTCCAGTCGCGCCGGATACAGCAGCTACCTGGCTCATAGCGGAGTCGAAGTCCGCAGCGGTCTTGACCGCCGCCGTTCCGAGACCGGCAACGGCAATCGAGGCAGGCATGACCTTGTTTCCAACACCGGTGAGCTTGTCACCGACCGCTTCAAACTTGCCGCCGACCGCCTCTATCTTGGCGAGGGTGGCATTGGTGGTAACGGCTTCCTCCTGCAGGCGGCGAAGCTCCTGCTCGGTCTCGATAATCTCCCTTTGCAGGGCATCATACTTGTCCTGCCCGAGGTTGCCGCTTTCAAGCTGCTCTTTTGCCTGCCGCTGTGCTTCCTTCAGCGTTTCAAGTTTCTCGGATGTCGCACTGATGGCTTCTTTTAGTGCCTTCTGCTTCTGTGAAAGAAGCTCCGTATTGGAGGGGTCGAGCTTCAGCAGGCGTTGGACATCTTTCAACTCGGACTGCGTGTTCTTTATTGTGCTGTTGACTTGCTTCAGAGCCTTCTCAAGACCTGTAGTATCACCGCCGATTTCGATGGTTATTCCTTTTATTCTGCTTGCCAAATACCTCACCTCCTAAATATGGGCATTAAAATAGCACCGGCAAAATGCCAGTGCTAATAAAACAATTATTTAATCAATCATTTGATAATAGAATTCTATTCAGTGTTATTAAAGAACGAATCTTTCTCAATTGTGGTTTTCTTTTACTCTCATTGCATATCTGTTCAGCTTGTTTGTAACTCAGTTCCATCCTTTTTACCATAGCTATTGTTGCTTCCAGTTTGCTTTCATATTGTTTCATTCGGCTGTCGGAAATGTTGTCGCTACAAATAATTGTAATTGTGGATTCACCATCTTCTGAAGCATACAATGCGGGCTGAGCAGTATGAATTTTTAGTGTTTTTGTCATTGTACCCTCCTTTCAAGTCGCTATGTCCCAAATTGTATTTAGTAATGGGGCATATGTATCATATAACTTACGGCAAACCTTTTTTATCTCATTTTCTTCAGCAATAAATGTATCGTCATAGGTTATTATTTCTAACATTCCCACAATGCCAGCACCTCGCTTTATACGAAGAGCTATATACTGATTATAATGAAATCCCGCAGCAATGCATTCGTCTCTGTCCTTGCTTTCAAGTATCTGCTTTTTTTGCTTTGGCTTCCAATGCTTCCAATGAAAGGCCCTTACAACTTCGACCCAATTGGATAAATAATAGAACGGCTCTGAATCGTCAAGTATTTTCTTTACACAATAATATGAATGTACTCGGTCATCTGTTACTGCAAATCCGGTTTCACTTAGCAATAACGGATTATCGTCTTCAATATACTTATTTTGATAAAAATGCAACATCCGGATGTTGGCGTTCTTGAGTTCATAAAGATTTAGTGCTATTCCCGATGATATGTTAAATTTTTTGACGCAGTCCATATATAGACTTGCGACAACTACTGTTGCGAGATCCTCGAGTTTGGTTTTTCCATCCTTTACGGAGGTGGCCATTTCTTTTACAATAGAGACAAGAAGCGTCTTATCCTTTTTTAATTCATCTTTTTCCGCTTCCAAACGCTCAATTTTCCGCTTTTGAACACTTGCATTGGCTTCCAAAGCTTCCACAAGATGTTGGAAAATGTTCTGTCTCCGAAACAGAAAAAATCCAACACCTATTACAACGAAAACGGCGATGACATTTATCCATAAACTAAATGATTTGAAAGTGAAAGGATCTGGTAATCTACAGAAAAAACCTACAAGGGTTAGGACAACAGGTCCTACAAATGTCATAACATTTGCGCGGTTAACCCATTTGTCTCGTTTCTCTTTTGCATAAGACAGTGGATCGTGCGGGGAATGTTGTTTGCTGATTGCAATCAGGTCATTGACTTTCTCTTGGATGTGATTCTTCAAGCGCAATTCACCGCCAAAACAATTTTTATAAAGTATTATATCACAAATTGCTAATAGTATTCAAGTTTTTGTAAGTGTTGTTAGAAAAATCTTAGAATTTGTCGAAGTCTTCCTGCGTTGCGTGTCTTGTTTCATCATAAACCGTGCCGTCATTATCCCGCTCCGTCCACATATCCAGTATCAGACCGATAGTGAGCAGTTCCAAATCACGGATGGATACACCGAGTTCCACGCACCGCAGGAGGAACAGGGGCGTGGTCATTTCCCTCGTTGAGGGATTTCGTTTTTTTTAGAGGCAACATCAGTCATCATATTCGTTCCCCACATCTCCAGTATCTCCGGAAGCACCTGGTAGATGGAGAACATTTCAAACTCATCAAGCCAGTCCTCAATCGTGCCGGGGATGGTAGGATCGGCATGAAAAGCCATGATGTACGCCACGTTCTCGAAGATCTCCAGGTCCTCGATGGCGAAGGATTCGCCCTCGTCAGAGTTATCCTTGTAAGACTTTTCGAGCTTCGAGAAATCCTTAAAAATGTCCCGTTTGAATTTTGCCCTGTAGAGGCGAGGGACAGCGGCGGAGGAACGGAACTTTACCTCTTTGCCGCTGATCTCGATAGTTTTCTCAACCATTAGGTGTTACCTCCGCTGGGCGGGGTGGGAGCAACGGGCGTATACACAGAGGTATACCAGCCGTTGTAAACAGTGGTGGTAGTGGTGTCACCCGTGCGGGCTTTGACCAGACCGTCGCCTCTGGGATCAGCGGTAATGGTAAGCGTTTCCGTGCCCGGCTCGATAGTTTCTTCTTTCGTCTGCGACTCAAGAGAGGGACGTGACGCAGAGCAGTTATAAAGCACGTGACGGATACCCTTTGCATCACCCGTGAATTCAAACAGCAGCGCGAACTTTACGCTCTCGCCGATATCGCTCTTCTCCACAAGCACACCGTTGGCATCGTCATCCTCCTGGAGAATATCTGTTCTGAACCATTCGGGGATCAGCGCGATTTCCAGATCACCGGAGTAGCCGTTATTGGCATTGGTGCGGAAATACACGATATCGTCCGCATAAAACGGAGACGTCTCGCCCTGCGCCTCAAGGCTGATACTCACCGCACCGGGGACGGGCTTGGGAGTTCCGTAGCTGTAGGTAGTAACACCGTCAACCACGGTTTCGGCCAGAATAGCCGCATGGACATTTTTCAGACCGTATTTGACTTTGTTAGGCATTGTCTTTTACCTCCATATCGAAATAATAAAGGACTTCATAGAGCTGTTCGCTCTCGATCCAGGTTTCAGACCTGTTATAAAAAATGCCGTGCCTATCAAGCACAGCTTCGACTCTCTGCTCCGCCGTCAGGTCTTTACGGTCGGTGTACAGCTCTATGTGGACTTCATTGACTTTGAAATAAGCGTAGTTGTCGGCGGCGAAGTTGTTACTCTCCGGGACGAGGTACAGAATGTACGGAAGCTCCGGAGCCTCACCCTCGGCGAAGTGGTCATAGGCATTGGGGTAGCCTATTTCCTGCACTATTGCTAAAAGCTTATCCATTCCGAATCATCCTCTCTATGTCCTGTTCGAGCTGCTCCGCACCGAGTTCCTCTGCCGGAGCAATATGCGGTATCGCCTTCGTCCTGCCGCCGTTACGCTTGGCATGACCGTGTTCCAGAAGGTGGGCAAGCTGATAGCGGTTCTTAGAATGCACCGTGACCTCCAGCTTCGTAGCAGACTCGGCAGTTTTCTTGACCGTCCAGCTCTTTTTATATTTACCGGACTGCACAGGGGCATTAGCTTGAATTTCCTTCTTCACGGTTTTTCCGGCATCGTTGACCGCCTTTTTCATGCCGTCTGTTGTGACCTCGGCATACTCGTTGAGCTGCTTCATCACCTCATCGGCGAGGTTTCCCACGGGTATAGACACCGTTATCGCCTCGCTTTCCGGCACCGGAGCTTCACGCTTTTATGCTTGAAGTTCATATGGTCAACGGAGAGAATGTCGTAGATCTGACCGTTCATCACGACCCGGTATTCGGTAGTGGTGATGACTGAGGAGGCGGCACACCAGCGGAGCGTAAAGTCAGCTTTGGTATCGTCTACAGTTGTTCCGGCTTCCTCCGCTTCGGTATCCGTCTCCCCACTGACCGTGGCATGACAGGTATAGAAAGCAGTCCAGGTATTGAGGTGATTTCCGATCTCATCCGTAACAGCGGTGTGTCTCTGCACGGTAATGATCCGGTTGAGCAGAGCGACCTTCATCAGAATCCCGCCCTTCGCTCACCGCAGAGGAAGGAGCGCAGACTCAAGGTCAGAGCGTTGTGATCGGCTTCCTCCCGGTGTTCATAGAGATAGGCGGTGGCATACAGCGTGGCGACTCGGAACTTCTCACTGTATCCGGTGGAAAGCTCCGAAACCTCAACCCTTGCCACATCCGCAACGAGCTGCTCTGCCGAAGCGATGAACGACTCGATCAGCTCGTCATCGTCATCGTAATCCACACGGAGGTAGCCTTTTGCTTCTTCAAGAGTGACAATCATTGCGTAACCTCCGAAAAAGGGACTCCGGCTGCAAAACCGGAGCCCCAATCAGTTATTCTGCGTCAGCATCCATAAGACCGGCGGTTTTGAGCTTTGTGAGCAGAGCATTGAAGTCTGTGACAAGCCCTGCGATGGTGGTGGCGGTGCTTGCCGCCTGGTTAGCCGCAGGGGTGAAGGAATTACCCACCACCTCGCAGCCTTCCTCAAAGATGACCTTGCCGCCGAAATGGGTGACATCACCGCCCTGCTCGGTATAATTCTTGGTGTTATAGCTCATTGGGATTACCTCACACCTTCATCTGCAGAACCTTAATGGCTTCGGGCAGAACGAGCTTACCGTCCAGTCGCTTGGAGGCAAGGAAGCCGACCTGACCGTTGCCAGCATACAGCTCGTTCAGACGCTTGAAGCTGATGCCCTGACGGTCACCGATCCAGTAGAAGCTGAAGTCACCGAAAGCGATGACCTTGGCACCGGAAGCTATGGTGGGTGCAAACTGAGAAGTGAAGTAGGGTCTGCCCAGAATAGTAGGAACATCGCCGTCCTTCAGTGCGGGCTGCCACAGGTAGTCACCGGCACCGTTCTTCAGCTTGCGGATCGCCTTGATGGTGTCATCGTTCAGAACCCAGATTGCATTCTTGCGGTAGGGAGCCTTGAGGCTGTAGAAGAGGTCGATAACCTCATCAGCGGTGATGGCGGTTGCGGATGCGGTGGTCACGCCGACCTGCGCACCGCCGGTGGAATGCAGAATGCCGGTGGGCTTATGAGAGCCGTCACCGTTGAGGTAGGCATCCTCTTCCTTGTCACCGATGCGGCGGGTGAATTCCTCGTTCATGTACTTCTCAAGGTCGAAGGCGCTGTCCTGCAGAAGCTCTTCGGAAACCTTGATGAGAGTACCGACCTTGTGGGCATCGAGGTTGACCTGACCGAAGGTCTCATCGCTTGCGGTATAGGCATCCTCTTCCTCCATCCACGCTGCGGAGCCGTGAGCGGCCACAATGGGGATCTTATGCAGACCATTGGAGGTGGTGATGACACGGGCGCGAGTACGGATGAAGTTGGCCTCGTTCAGAGACTGTACGAGGGTATGCTCGAACTCATCGGGAACGAGGTAGCCACCCTCGCTGTCGGTGCCGACCTGTAGGTCGTTGCGGACTTCGGGGGTAGCATTGGTACGGGAACGAGCCTGTGCCCAGAATGCCTTTTTGTAGGCATCGGAAGCTCTGCCGGTTTTTTCATCCTTCTTCTGAGCCTCGGGCTTTTCGATGAGGGGCTTGCTGGTGGGCAGAGCCATAGCAGCGTCTACAGCTTCAAGACGCTCGGCGCGGGCGATCTCTCTGCCGAGGTCGTTGATCTCCTGCTCCATCTTGACATAGGCGGCATCGTCCTCTGCGGACAGAGTGCCGTTTTCCTTGCGGTGGGTTTCGAGGAAAGCCTTCGTGCCTTCCCACAGTTTTGCGCGCTTTTCACGCAGTTCAAGTGCAGTCATGATATATTCCTCCATAAAAAATTAGTATTTGAGAAGATCAAGCCGTTCCATAAGGTCGCTGACTTTACGGCCGTCCGGCTTGGGCAGTTCAGCCTTTCTTCGTGCCTGAACCTTTGCAACGATCTTGTTGACCACAGCCTGCTCCACGTCTCTTGCGGAAAAGGCATAGGCTTCAACATCTGCGAGGGTGTGTTTGGAGTCCATCAGCATTTCATCGGCAAAGCCAAGCTCGATAGCTTTCTTTGCGTTCATCCATGTGGTGGAATCCATCATGTGAGAGAGCTGTGCGTGGGAAAGACCTGTGCGGATCTCATACGCATTGATGATGCCTTCCTTGACCTCTTCCAGCATGGCGATGACCTCTTCCATATCCTTGTGGTCACCGTAGACACCGGTAGAGGGGTTGTGGATCATCATCATTGCTGTGGGAGCCATGAGGACTTTCGTGCCTGCCATAGCAATAACAGAGGCGGCGGACGCTGCCATGCCATCGATCTTGACCGTCACATCGTCCTTATAGTCCATGAGAGCGGTATAAATCTGACTTGCCGCATTGCAGTCACCGCCGGGGCTGTTGATCCAAATGGTTATGGGTCCCTTGCCAGCGAACAGCTCTTCTCTGAACATCTTGGGAGTAATGTCATCATCGAACCAGGGTTCCTCGGCAATCGTGCCGTAGAACTCAAGCACTCTCTCGTGAGCGCCGTCCCCGTCCGTTTGATTTTTCCAGTTCCAGAACTTCTTCGGATTTTTCATCGGGATCCTCCTTCTTTTCAGTATTGGGGTTATATGCAAAAGCTCCCGCTTTCACCAAAGGGAGCATATTGCCGTTGACCAGATACAGGTTGCCGCCATCCTCATCGGGGATCAGGTCAAGGTTTTCAAGCTCACGGATATCGTTAGCGGACATCCAACCGTTCTGCCGACCGATGGCGTAACCGTTCATGCGGGACTGATAGTCTCCGCGAAGCAGACCCTCAAGATTGAATTTCACGAAATACTCACTCTTCTCGGTGGGGCTGAGAAGCGACCGCATAATGGACTGCTCCCAACGAACCACCCACGGGTCGAGCGTGTACTTCACGAACTCAAGGGACTGCTGTTCAATATTGGAAAAGCTCGACTTTTCAAGATCACCGACCATGTGAGGCGGCACCCGGAAAATTCGAGCTATCTCATTGATTTGAAATTTTCGTGTTTCAAGGAACTGTGCCTGTTCCGGGGATATGGAGATGGGTGTATATTTCATGCCCTCCTCCAAAACCGCCACTTTGCCGCTGTTCTGAGAACCGCCGAACTGACTTTGCCATGCCTCACGAATCTTCGAGGGGTCTTTCAGAGTACCGGGGTGTTCCAAAACGCCGGAGGGAGCTGCCCCGTTAGCGAAGAACTTGGCACCGTATTCCTCCGTGGCAATGGCAAGACCGATGGCGTTCTTCGCCATTGCTATGGGTGAATACCCGACTAAGCCGTCAAAGCCCAATCCGGGAATATGCAGCACATCCGAAGGCTTGAGAATGACCCTTCCGCTTTCCCCGATAGCTTCATCGTTTGACCGCTGATAGCTGTAGTACAGACGCCCGTTTTCATCACGGTCAACGGTCATCTTATTTGGCATCAACGGGTAAAGTGCTATAATCTCGCCTTTGCCGTTACGAATGATCTGCGCATAAGCATTCCCCCACAGCAAAAGGTGTGTCATGAGCGTTTCACGGAAGACAAAAGAACTCATCTCCGGATTCGGCTCGTCGTGCAGCAGTCGATACAGCGGATGGTCAACAGCTTTCTCCTTACTGCCGGAATCATTGTAGCGGTACAGATGCAGCGGCAGTCCGGCTACTGCTTCGGACAGAATGCGGACACAGGAATATACCGCTGTCATCTGCATAGCGGAGCGTTCCGTGACGGCCTTGCCGGAGGAGCTGCCACCGAGGAAGAATGTATAGCCGGAACCGGCGGTGCGGTTTTGAGGCTTGTCCCTAGAACGGATAATATTTTGAAAAATGGTCATATTACTCCTTTCACAATTCGATTAATTGTGATAAAATGCGACTAAAAAGAGTGCTATCATGAGGTGATAATGTGTTTCCCATCAATATTAATTTGCTACAGAATGAAGCAAATCAAAATGGAGCAAAAAGTCAATTGGTACGTGCCAACCAGAATGTATTCAATGCATTGAAACTATCATTAGTCAATTTGGTTGATTCCGTAACCGAAGCCGCAACCTATAATGCTGTTCATTGGATTAGCAATGTTGATCGTTGGCTTAGAAATCAAAACTCTACAAATACAACAAGCTATAAGCGTGGAGATATTGTCTTTTTAGATTTGGGTGCTCAGAATTTCAAGCATGAGCCGTCCTATACTCATGCCTGTATAATTCTTGCAAATCGCTTTGACTCAATCCTTGTGGTACCATGTTCGACAAAGCAGTACGGAACCGGTCATCCTGGAATTATTGACGCTACTCCGCAGGATGGTTTTATCAAAAACACCGGCGTTCAGTCCGAAAACTTCAGATGGGTCAGCAAAAATCGCGTTGTCTCAAACACAGGCAACAAGGTTTCTCCTGCTATTCTTAACAAGTTGGATGGGGTTCTCCTTTCTTTTTCTCCAGCAACCAAAAATCTGATTGTGCAAAAAGATGCGAAGATCAAAGGCCAAAAAGATGAAATAGATGACCTTCGGCAACAACTCAAGTTAGCAAATGAACGGATTGAAAAATTAACCGCATCATCAGAAAACAATTGACATATACTATTATGGGTGCTATTATTAAGACACTAAAGGCGTAACGCCGTATGCCCGTGCTTTCAGCATGGTATCACAGCATCTAAAAATAAGGATTGTCATAAGGCAATCCTTATTTTTTTGTATCGGCTAACTATGGACAATCAAACTTGAAAATACAATAGTATTCTTTATATAAAAAGCAGCCCACGGGAATTGTAGACTGATTCAGAGGTGTCGTTACCACAGCGGATGGCTCGATCAAGAGCCATGACCGTGGCAACGGCACCATCTATTTTTTCTGTGGACTTTTCTTTGTCCATTTTTACATTGCCCGCTGGGTCATTTCTTGCACAGACATTGTCCATCATCCAACGCAAAACCGGATGACCTGCGTGGGCAATTCGTCCTTCTAGGGTCAGTTTCATAAGTTCCTTGGTTGGGGGGCTCATATCCTTAAAGCCCTGTCCAAAAGGAACGACCGTGAAGCCCATCCCCTCAAGGTTCTGTACCATCTGCACAGCACCCCAGCGGTCGAATGCAATCTCACGGATATTAAACCGTTCACCCAGGCTTTCGATAAATCTCTCAATGTATCCGTAATGGACAACATTACCCTCGGTAGTTTCCAGATATCCTTGCTTCTGCCAAAGATCATACGGCACATGATCGCGCCGGACTCGAAGTTCGATGTTGTCCTCCGGTATCCAGAAGTACGGGAGAATGATGTACTTGTCATCCTCATTCTCCGGTGGGAACACCAGAACAAATGCCGTAATATCCGTGGTGGAAGACAAGTCCAGTCCACCATAGCAGACACGCCCTTCGAGGTCATCTTCGTTTACGGCAAAGGCACATTTGTCCCAGAGATGCATCGGCATCCAGCGGACGGCTTGTTTGACCCACTGATTCAAGCGAAGCTGCCGGAAAGCATTCTCCTCGGCAGGGTTCTGCTTTGCCTGGTCACAGGCGGCCTGCACCTTGTCAATGCCGACCGTAATGCCGAGAGATGGGTTCGCTTTCTTCCATGTCTTCGGGTCCGTCCACTCATCGGATTCATCAGCACCATAGATTACAGGATAGAAGGTAGGGTCGAATTTTCTACCCTCCAGGATATCCTTTGCCTTCTGATGTACCTCATAGCAGATGGAATTGGTGTTATCTCCGGCGGTCGTTATAAGAAAATACAGCGGTTGCATTCTTGCATCACCGCTGCCTTTCAGCATGACATCATACAGTTTTCTATTGGGTTGGGTGTGCAGCTCATCAAAAATGACCCCGTGGGTATTAAAGCCGTGCTTGTTCGCTACATCGGCAGACAGAGCTTTGTACTTGCTTCCGGTGGGGATGTACTCCATTTCCTTCTGGGATGCCTTTATATTCATTTTGCTTGCCAACACCGGACATCTTTTTACCATTGCGAGGGCAACGTCAAATACGATTTGTGCCTGGTTTCGGTCTGCGGCACAGCCGTACACTTCCGCTCCCGGCTCAAAGTCCGCGCAGAGAAGGTACAATGCAACAGCGGCAGCAAGCTCAGACTTGCCTTGCTTCTTGGGAATTTCGATATAAGCGGTATTGAACTGCCGATAGCCGTTCGGCTTCAGGACACCGAAGATATCCCGGATGATTTGCTCCTGCCAGTCAATCAGCTCAAAGGGCTGACCATCCCAGGTGCCTTTGGTATGACAGCAGAACTTTTCGATAAAGCAAACCGCATGATCGGCGGCATCCTTATCGTAGTGGCTATTCTCCGCCATGAAGCGGGTCGGCTTATAATGTTTTAGTTTTCGTATCATAGGCATAAAAAACAGCCGCTGCCCGGTTGGGCGCGACTCTGATGTAATGAATAGAGGTTTCCCCCAAAAATGTAGGGGAAACCTCTTAGAATTGATTGCTGATCTCGTTGTATTCGGCGGTCAGCCTTGCAACTTCCTGAGCAATGCTCTGTCTGCGGAATGCATTCTTGCAGTTCTTGCCCTCGGTGGTCAATCTTGCAAGCTCTGCCTTGCGGTATTTTAGGATCTCAATTTCGTTGCCGTTGAGGGCTTCGCTCATGTCCTTCTCAAATCTTGTCATCGCAGCATCTCCTTATGCTTGGCAGTTAGCCATGCACCAGGCAATGGCGTGTCCGTTGTCCTCGAAGGTTGCTTCCGAGGTGGTCATCAGATTGACCTTGCTTTCGCAGGTATGGTCGTCGGTGGTAAAGGTGTAAACCGCTCCGTAGTAGCAGCTGCCGTGGGGCTGGTAGTAATATCCGGCTACCAGAATGCTGTTGCCAAAATTCAGAACCGTGGAGAAGCTCATCTCAAGGTTCTCCGAGGTGCTTGTAGTGGGAAGCCTGCGGGCGTCTGCCTTCGCTGCGATATTCTTGTTCATGTTGTTTCCTCCTGTTTTCGGGGCCTTGCCCCTTTCGTTATGTACATATATCACTCTGAAAGCCTTAAATAGCAAGCTATATCTGAGCTATAATCTACACAATTTATTCGTCACCTGTCAGGATAAAACGTACATAAGCAGACTTATTTTCCTCAATGAAATTGACCAGTTCAAAAAAGTCTATGTCGTAGGCAATCCGCTGCACAGCATTCAGATCGAACATATTTGTCAGTCCGGTTTCCCGGACAGCAAGGAGTTGTTCCTTAACCTTCTCATTCATCGTCCGTCACCACCCTGCAGGAATCTTCGCCATAGGCAACCCCGAGTGAGGAGCCGCAGTCCCAAGCCACATGAATCGTGCCAATGTCATCGACTGCAACGACCGTTCCTCGGCAACCCTCATGGAGTTTTGTGTTCCAGGGGTCAATCATGTGTGTCAGTTCCACCCTGCAACCAACGGGGTAACGCTCACGGAGAGCGGTGAGGGTTCTTTCGCTTATTCCGAACATGCTGCTGCCTCCTTTGCTTTGCCGCACTTAAAAGCGGAGCTGCCTGAGAGGTTCTTTAGCAGTATCTTGCGTTCCGCTTTATATTCCTCACCAATGAACCCGAGCCGAAGCAGGAAGCAGCGGAAAGCATACTTCTCATTGTCCACATCCTTTTCGGTAGCGTTGATGCGCTTCTGGTTGATACTCATCTCACAGAGGGCGGTAATGAAATGCATATAGGCTTGCAGTTCCTCTGGCTTGCAGTCTGCCGGAAACCAGGGAAAATCTACCCGGTTCTCTATGATGCTGAAGTCCAGATTTTCAATGCCGAGTGCCTTGCGGATCAGCGCACCCTTCGCCTCAAGGATTCGGGTGAGGTTTCCGACCTGCACCTTGGAAAGTGGGATCTGAATGGCAATGCCGTCCGGCTTGCTTTCTTCCGGCTCAACTTCGGTTTCGGGTGCTTCCTCGCACTCGAAGCCCTCATCGTAGAGATGCTCAAGCAGGCGTTCAATGACCTCGCTGTCGGCACGGTCATCGAAGGAAAGGCAGCCGTTCCGGTCGATGGTGAAGTAGTCCACCTCGTAAGCGAAGGTCGGGGCTCCGCAGTATTTGATGTCTTCGCCGAGCCATGCGGCGATGGTCTTTACAAGCTCCTTGCGCTTGCTGCCGGGGACGTTGTACTGGATCGTCATGGGAATGTTCCTCCTTCAATTTGGTATGTACATATATCACTCTGAACACTTGAAATAGCAACATAATTCAGAGTGTCACCATACACAAATTATTCGGTGGAAAACTGTGTAGCCCAGGCAATACCGGACAGCACGAAATAAACACACGGCAATGCCACACCGTTGCCCCACATCTTATACTCTGCGGAGTCGGAGTGAGGATCTTTCAGGAATTTTCTGATTTGTTTATCCGACTTCGGCTTTCCGGAAGTTCCGGTAATCCTACGGTAGGTCTCAAAAATCTTATACCACTCATATATTTCCGCATCGGAAGGATGCTCTGTTCCAAGGTCACTGCACCACCAGTCTGGAAATCCCTGCAGCCGAGCGCACTCGGTTGGCGTTAGGCGGCGAACAATGTATTCCATACCATCCGAGTCGTTCACGAGCGGCGGGTCTTTGTAGTCTGTCGCCACCAGTGTGTTTGCAGTTTCTTCGGCAGTTTCCGTAAAGAAGGACGCTTTGGAAGAACTATATGTCGGTGCGGCAACGGCGCCGGGCCCTTTTGCCACCATTGTTGGCTCGACTTCTTCGGTAACGGCAAAATCGAACAAGGCATTTCTGCCCTGATTAAAAGCAGCACGGTCAAGTCCGTAGGCCACACCATGCTGTTCAACAGCGTTCAGCGTATAGGATATATTCTCTTCGGAGCAGCCGTTACCTCTGTGGGACGGACGAGAGCCGTTCCCCTCAAGTGCCACGACTGCCATACCGCCCTGGTTACAGGAGGGATTGCCACCGTTGACATCAAGGCATCGTGTCGTATCTGCCTTGTAGAAGCCGCTCTTCGGATTGGAGGACTTCATAGAGTTGGAGTCCTTGGCGCAAATGCCGTATGCCACAGGATTGATATAGTTTAGACTGTGACCGCCGTTGCTCTTTGCCTGAAGCGTAGCAGACAGTTCCTCGTTGACCGCTATGTTACGGAAGTCAAGAGACTTGGGTTCAAATAGCGTCTGGTCATTATTGCACGACAGTGTAGCGGACTTGTCTGTCTGAACGAGCGGACCTTTGCCGCCACCCTCGCAGCCGGAGCGTATTTTCAGAAGCAGGGGCACATTCATTCCTCCGGTTCCCATCCGGGAAGTCAGAGTTTGCACCTTGCCGTCCTCAGAGATTTTCACTCTGCTGTCGGTCGGATGGTTTTCCAATGCAAGCGCAGCAGGAACTGTTCCGGCACGGAGCGTAGGAGAAGTTTCTTCTTCATATCCGATACCTCTTGCCTTTGCCGAATGCTCCGTACAGAATCCTGCCGACTCCATGACGCACGGAGGATGGTGAGCTTCGGCACGGAGAGTGCAGGTGACATCCTCTGTTACGTCCATGCGGTTGTCACCCTGGTCGTTCAGCACGACACCGTTGCGGCCGGTCGACATCCCGCAGTTCACACCGAGGGTAGCGGATTTGTCATCTGTTACGCTTCCGTTATAGCCGTCAAAGCCGATGCCTGACGTTCCAGCGCAAGCTTCAGAACTCTCGGCAGCGCCTTGCCACGGGCGGAAGCCCTGCGGAGTATACCCAGACAGGCCCTCGGACTCAAATAGTACCTTTCCGGCACGCCCGCCTGCAAGATCTGCGACAAGGAAGATGCGTTTTCTTCTTTGGGGGACTCCCCAGTATTGCGCGTCGAGGACTCGCCACGCGATGGAGTAACCGTCACCCACGATTTCTCCGCTGTTAGCCCATTTTGCAGGCTTAGGGATTGAAACAGATTCATCAACGATACCGCACAGGCATTCGAGAACACAGCGAAAATCCTCGCCGCCCGAAGATGAAAAAGCGCCGGGAACATTCTCCCAGCATGCCCATTTCGGATATTCGCCGCCTGTGGCCTTTCTCATTTCTTTTATGATACGGACGGCTTCATAGAAAAGATTCGAGCGGGAACCGTCCAGACCCGCTCGCTTTCCGGCAACGGACATATCCTGACAGGGCGAGCCGAAGGTGATGATATCGACCGGCTCTATCTTGCTGCCATCCATAAAGGATATATCTCCGTAGTGTTTCATAAACGGCAGTCGCTTCGTTGTCACTCGAATGGGAAACGGCTCGATCTCCGAAGCCCACACGGGAGTGATCCCGGCAAACAGTCCGCCCAAAGGAAAACCCCCGGAGCCGTCAAACAGGCTTCCGAGGGTCAGGGTCTTATTCTGTTCCATTGGTGACCTCCTCATAGCTGAAGGTCTGACCGTCACGCAGGACGGACACCTTTTCCGCAGTGCCGACAAGCTCGATGTAACGGTTCACGATGACATCGCAGAACTTTTCGTCCAGCTCAACGGTGCAACAGTCACGGTCGGTCTGTTCACAGGCAATCAGCGTACTGCCGCTGCCGCCGAATGGGTCAAGCACGAGCGTGTTCGACATGGAGCTGTTGGTGATGGGATAGCAGAGGAGCGGAATCGGCTTCATGGTTGGATGCTCACCGTTCTTCTTGCTTTTCTCGAACTCCCAGATGGTGGTCTGCTTTCGGTCGGAATACCACTGATGCTTGCCGTTTTTCTTCCAGCCGTACAGCACAGGTTCATGCTGCCACTGATACGGACTTCTGCCGAGAACGAGGCTCGGCTTCTTCCAGATACAGCACCCGGAGAGGTAGAACCCGGCGGCATCAAATGCCTTTCGGAAGTTCAGCCCTTCGGTGTCGGCATGAAAAACATAGATGGAGGCATCGTCCGCCATGACCTTCTCCATGCAGGAGAAAGCATCGAACAGGAACTCGAAGAACTTCTCCGATGCCATATTGTCGTTTTTAATCTTCCCGGCGGTGCCTTTGTAGTCCACGTTGTACGGAGGGTCAGTCACCACAAGGTTTGCCTTCCGACCGTCCATGAGGACTTCGTAGGTTTCCGGCTTGGTGCTGTCACCGCAGACGAGACAATGCCTGCCGAGCATCCACACATCACCCGCCTTGCTAAAGGTGGGCTTTTGCAGCTCGGCATCGACATCGAAGTCATCGTCTTTTGCTTCCTTGCCGTCATCAAAGAGCTTCGACAGCTCCTTTTCATCAAAGCCGGTGAGGAGCGGGTCGAAGTCAATGCCCTGGAGTTCTTCAATCTCAATGCGGAGAAGCTCCTCGTCCCATCCGGCATCAAGTGCCATGCGGTTGTCAGCAATAATGTAAGCCTTCTTCTGGGCCTCGGTAAGGTGGTCTGCAAACACGCACGGCACTTCTTTGATGCCTTCCTCACGAGCCGCGATAGCTCTGCCGTGTCCGGCGATGATGCCGTAGTCGCGGTCGATGATGACGGGATTGATAAAACCGAACTCACGGAGCGAAGAGCGGAGCTTGTTGATCTGCTCCGGGGAATGGGTACGGGCATTGTTCTGATAGGGTACCAGTTTATCCAGAGGTACGAGCTGAAGCTCGGTGGTGGTAGTCATCGTACAAGCCCCCATTCCGCAAACTTCTCGAAGCCGCCGATCTCCTTGATGTACGCACGGGCGATCTCCACGATCTCAGAATACGGTCTGCCGTCAACGGTATCATCACCGATGCCGCAGCACAGCTCCACAGGCTTGCCGGTCTCCTGCGCTTTCAGAAAAGCGTAGATGTTCACGCTGACATCCGCTTTTGAGAGGTCTTTGCCGTGCAGGCCGCCGCCGGTTACCCCGTCAGCCATATCGCTACCGAGCTTGCGGTTCGTGGCTCCGGTATCGACGTCTGTGCCGCCCGTCCAGTCACCGAGCGGATTGACCGTTGCTCCGGGGTACATCTTTCGCAATGCTCTGGAGGGGACATTGGACTGGCAGATGATGAGATCATCCCCGTCCAGAATGTACTTTCCGTCAAATGGATAAATGCCGTACAGCTCTTCAGCAATGCCGGTGAGCTTTTTCTGCTCCTCCGTCACAGGGAGACCCTTAAAGATGCCGTTGTCACCGCAGCGGATGCTGTTTTTCTGATTGCCGGAGAGATGCTCGTCCTGGGCATTCTCTCTGTAGTCCACACGAACCTTGCCGGCGATGCGGCGGACAGCTCTTCGGACATCCCGGCGGTTCAGCTTTACCGTGGTCTCGGTGATGATATGGCATCTGCCGTGACCGATGAGGACTTCGACCGCAATGGTGGGGTTCTTTTTTTGAGCGTATGCCATGTCCACAAGGGCACCGGCGATACGGTCAGCCACCTTGTCCGGGTGGCTCGGATTCACTTTTTCGTACATAGTTAGAAACCCTTTCTCTGATGCAGTATTTTCTCCAGATCGTCGTTAGGGTTTGCTCCTGTGAAGTCTACGGAGCAGTTCTCCTTGACGGTCTGCATAATGGCGTCCCACTGACGAGCCGCCTGGTTCATGTAGTTGATGCCGATGTTGATAAACGGAGAAGTGATCGGCTTGCCGGTCGTGGGGTGACGGGAAAGGAAACCCAGCTCATTCGTCATATCCTCACACTGCAGCCACCTCGCCCGGCACATGGCATACTGCTCGATGACCTCCGGGGTGATGTAAGCTGTCGCACCCAGCCTGTCGAGCCAGTTCCACACACGCTCATAGATTTCGGCGGCTTTGAGCTTCGTACCGTCCTTCTGCGTGGCGGACAGTATCTCGTCCGGAGGGGGCATCTGCATACCCTCCGTGTCTGGGATGTCCAGAACGGTCAGCTTGCGACCGCCGGGGTTTCCGTTGGCGGCTTTCTCCGCTACGCCCTTCGGCTTGCGTCCGGCACCGGGTCTTTTACCGCCCACACCGCCTGTGTTATTCGATTTTGTCGGCACTTTCACACCGCCTTTCCGTACTGAAGTTTTGCCTGGGACCTATTACCCTTCTGAATACGCCTTGCGTTTACATGTGACCCCGCGCCGTTGCCCGGGACGCTGCAGCGTAGAGAAGTGAACCGCCCCTGGGGTCTTGCAAAGCATTAATTCTTCTGCTATACTGAAGCCACCATAAAGAGTGCGCGAGGGACAGCCCCGTTGACCGCACAGCAACCTGCCGTAAGGAAAGGTGCTAAAGGCTGAACGATGGGTCAATACAGTTTCTTTAAGACTCATCGGACGATGGGTCTTTTCTTTATGAGTTCTATTAAGGAGAAATCATTATGGGAGAAGAGAAACTGCACATCGGTCAAGGTAAGGTTGAGGTGTTCCTCGTTTGCGACAAATCGCTTGGAGAAATTAATGCACCTTTTCTAAAATGGCTACGCGAAGAAGGATTTACCTTCTCCGGATACCACGGTAATTGCGGGTGTTGGTGGGTCTATGTGAATATAACTCGAAAAGAATATGCGTATGGTATGCCCGGAGTAGCCTTAGCCAAACCGCTGGGCAATCATGCAATTACCATTGACGAATTCAAAACCATCTACGAAATTTATAAAAAATACGAGGGTAAAGACTTATTTGTCTTCCATTCAGAGCGGTTCGACTATGACAAAGGGATCATCGATCACCCATCTCATGGTGAATCTTGTTGTGGCAGCTTCGGCACAGACTCATGAGATTGTCATCGGTATGTTGGCCACCTTTTGAGACAGGCAGAATGTGATGCACCTCTTCAGTTGGTGTCATCCTTCCTTCTACATAGCACCTCTCGCAATAGGGGTGCGTTGCATAGTACCTATCACGGATGCGCTTCCATGCGCGTCCGTATTTTTTGTGTACATCAGGTGCACGCTCGTACTTGTCATACTTGCGTCGCTCCTGTATGCGGTGTTCCTCGCAGTATTGACTGTCTGTAAGGTTGGGGCAGCCGGGGTATCCGCAGGGACGTTTCGGTTTAGTTGGCACGATGCGCCTCCTTTCGCGCATGAAAAAACCGCCACGGGATTTCTCCCATGACGGTCGGTTCATTTTTATTTTCGCATCATAATATTATCACATTAAGAGACTAACATATACTAACATTTCCTATCATCTTGCGGAATAACAACCGCCGCATATGCTTTGTCTCTCATCCGGTACAGATGCTGAATGCTGTAACCCATATCCACAGCTATGTTTTCCCACGTCATGAAGCAGAGGAAACGCTTTTCCAGTAGGGTCTGGTATTCCTTGTTTTCCACGGCTTTGATAACGGAAACAATCTCTGCCTTCAGATGAACGAGCCTGCCGATGTCCGCATTGATTTCATTCTGAAGGTCGATGATTTTATCTATGGTGTCTGCCATCGTGGACTTGCCTCTGTTCGGACTGTGCGGCATACCCGTTACCACGGAGGTGGCTTTCAGAGCGAGGTCATTCAGACTTGCTACCTGTTCGATTTTACTGTTGATGCGAAGATCGAGACGATATGCCTGGGAGAGATATTCAACTACTGTCATAGCGTTACCTCCTGTTGAAGTTTTCGGACGAGCAATCTGCCGTCAAGTGAAGTGAGGGTCTGAAACCAATCGGAATAAAAGAATCGTTCACATTCAGCTTTGATTCCTTGTGCTTTCCAGTAGGTCTGATTCCGCTGAAGACTCTTCAAAGCGTCTCTGTAATCCTTCACTGCCTGTAGAATTATCTCGTTTGCCAGCTTCTCGTATATGTCCATTCGTTTTCCTTCCTTCAAAAGCCATCTTGCGCTTGTTACGCTTTTCTTCACGGATGATATTGGAAAGTGCAGCGGCTGCGGTCGGATCGTTGTATCCTTCGTGGTTCTTATACATTCCCACCATCCTCCAACTGACAAAGTCGAATCTCAATGCCGCAGGGTTCATCCGACCACTTTTTTCCGCAGGTCTCCAAAACGACCTGGGCATCATCATTCCAGTAACCGCACTTTGTCATGCAGTCCTTGAGCATCTTTTCGAGGTTATCCGTATCCGGTCTGGTGACGCGCCACTCATCATGCTTATGGCTCTTGCCACGAGGGAATTTCCACAGAACATTCAATTCCAATGGTCCCGTCAGCGGTTCAGCCGGACGGTTCAGCCAGAGGTGGGAACAGAGCAACTCTTTCGCCGCTTTGATAGCGGATGTCTCATAAACCACCGGTTTGCCGTGGACTACGGAGATCTTTTTCATCTGCGCTGTGCAGGTCGGAGGTGTCATTTTCATAAAAAACTTCATTTTGAGTTTCACTTCTTCCTTTCGGTAATCGGCTAGGTCACTGTCGCACTGTGAGGGAGGAATGGCAGGCTTGCAGCCATTCTTCCTCATGTGTGACGGCGCGGTAATACGAGCTATATATAAGGTCTTTCACCGCCAAACGGTAAAAGGACATTTTTGCCTTCGTCCATTCCGTTTCGGTCATAGGAAAAAATCAGCCTTTTTCCTTACTGGATATCCTGGTCACGATGCCCCGGTCGAGCTTGTAATCGGACTTGAATTCGGAGAGATAGGAGCGGATTGTTTTTTCCTCGATGTCCAGATACTCCGCCATGTCCGATACCCTCGTATAGCCGTTTTCGGCACAAATCTCAAAGGCGGTATCCAGACGCTCTTTGCGCTTTCTTGCGGATGTGCGCTTGCCGGACTTTTGAAGATTGGCAAGGGGTGAGCCTTCAGCGTATGCCCCACGGAGATTGGTGTCGTCAATGCGGTGGAGCGGGTACTCGAACCAAAAATTTCGAGGCTCGAAATTGCGGAACTCGCGGAGCGAACATTCCAAACGCCATGCTGTGGCATTACCGTCACGGACGAAATTCTTCATCTCATCGGTTAGATCAAGCTGTATCATATCGAGCTGGGCATCAGGGTCACGGGCGAACACGCCGCTTCCAGATGCTCTGTCCATTGCTCTCTTGCTGCCCTGCGTACCCTTGGAATGGTGGTGGCAGTAAATCGTGGCACAGCCCGTCTCTGTACAAATGCGGTCGAACTGATTGCAGAATGCCGCCATATCCGAGGCATTGTTTTCATCGCCCGTGATGACCTTGTAAATGGGATCGATAATAACAGCATCGTAGTGCTTGTCGCGCATACGACGGAGAAGTTTCGGAACGAGCTTGTCCAGGGGCAGAGCCTTGCCACGAAGATTCCATATGTCCAGATAACTGTTTTTTCCGGGCTTCAAATGCATAGCACGGTAGATCTCCGCAAAACGGTTGATACAGGAATTGCGGTCAATCTCCAGATTGACATACAGCACACGACCCTTTTTGCAGTTGAATCCGAGCCATGGTCTGCCCTCGGCTATAGCGATGGAAAGTTCCATGAGGAGAAAACTCTTTCCTGCTTTTGACGATCCGGAGATGAGCATCTTATGTCCGCAGCGTAGCACACCGGAAATCAACTCCTCTGCGAGAGGGGGCGGCTCGTCTATCATCTCCGTGCATATGGATTCAACATCCGGTAGTTCATCGGAAACACCCTCGACGAAATCGAGCCAGTCCGTCCACGACTTACGACCGATGTTTTCAGCTACGATGTACTGTCGGTTGCCGCTACGGGTGACACCGGGCATACGACTGAGTCGTGAGGGATTGCGGTTTTGTTTGTCTACGGCTACACCATTCTTTTCAAGGAAGTCATAAAGGAACTCCACTCTCTGACGGTATTCGTTATAGTCACCGGCATCGATCCGCACGATGGCATGGATGCTTTTGCCGCCGGAATGAATGAGGAAAGCAATGGGTAGCTCCAACTTGCGGTACATGGCATCCTGGTCGGAAAGCGGCATGGTATCCGACTCCACGAGGGCATAGCGAAAAGCGGTCACATTCTCATTTTTTACACCCTCGCCGTCCACAGGATTAAAGCGTATCCATGCACCGACTTCCGGATTCCAGTCTCCGATGGTAGCTCCGAGATCCTCCGGATGCTTTCGGATGGAATCAATGAGCTGTCTGGCAGTCCGGTCAAATACACCCTTTGACGGCACCCATCTACCGTCCTTGTCCTGCCATACATCACCTGTGACATAGCCTACAAAGTCATCTGAATCAAACAGCGTTTCAAGGTAATGAATGAGCTGATCTGCCGGCTTCCATTCGTCCGGAGCGGTTACACTTTCAAAATTGTCACCGTCATAGGAGATTGTGTCATTCCAGTCCATGACTCCGTCACCCTCATAAGGTCGGAGACTGTATCCGTGATTTTTCGCAATCTGCGCGATGGTTGCGATGGTTACAGGGTTGGGACTGCTGCCGAAAGATGCCCACTTCCGCCTGCATTCACCATCATGGTAACGGGGATCGTTCCGACTCCAGTTATCCCAGGTTGAGAGGGGTTCACCCTCGTTCTTTAAGGCAAGTCCGACCCGAAGCCATTCATCGTATGAGGTATCTGATGCCGGAATAGCATCCAGAAGTCTTTCTATATCTGACATTGGTGTTCTCCTTTACATTTCCGGTCTGTATTCGGCAGGATGGATGTTTCTCGGTACAAACCATCGGTTAGCGCAAATGGTAGATATCATCCTGTTTGCCGCTTCAAATGGCCACTCACCAACATGGAGAAAACCATAACGCTCCAGAAGACGTATCTGCTTTGGGGTAGACAGTCCGGCTTCCTGGCGGCTAATGAGTTTGTCGATGATGAGCTTCGCCATGCCTGCATTCTCCACGGTGTCCGGGAAGATGCCGCGCTTTTCAAGAAAAGAAAGCTGTGCAGCAGATGCAGGACCCATCTCCCATGCAAATGTAGGCACATAGGAGGCGAGATCTTCGGCGGCAATGGACATGGCATACTGGAGTGGGTCGACAAGTCGTGCCTGCCGTTTCCGCATAATCTCCAGTTCTCGTGCAAGAGCAGCTTCACGCTCGGCTACCACATCACGCTCGGCCTGTTCCTCTTCTTCCAAAAGGTCATATACCTCATCGTCCGCCATGAGCTTTTCATCAATACGCTTCGAGATATTCTCGTCTTTGCTGACAAGTGCAGAGGGTCGGCAGAGGTTATGCTTTTCGGTCATCCACAGAAAGTCCAAAAGCAGAAGATGATCTTTGCTGGGTGACAGTCGCATACCGCGACCTACCATCTGCTGATAAAGACTGCGGATTTTTGTGGGGCGAAGGACTACCACACAGTCCACAGCCGGACAGTCCCACCCTTCGGTGAGCAGCATGGAATTGCAAAGCACATCGTATTTGCCGTTTTCAAAGTCTGCGAGAATTTCTGCTCTGTCCGTGCTGTTGCCGTTTACCTCTGCGGCACGAAAGCCTTCTGCTTTAAGGTGTTCACAAAACTCCTGCGATGTTTTCACAAGTGGCAGGAACACCACGGTTTTCCGACCCTGGCAGTACTTCCACATTTCAGCGGCTATTTGCTTCAAGTATGGCTCCAAAGCGGATCCAATCTCTCCGACGGCATAGTCACCATTTGCTATTCCGACAGAGCAGATATCCAGTTGCAGAGGGATCATCTGCGCTTTGACCGGGCAGAGATAACCCTCCCGTATCGCCTGGGACATACTGTATTCGTAAGCCTTGCTGTCAAAGAAAGAGCTGAGGTCGCGCTGATCCCCTCTATCCGGAGTAGCCGTTACGCCCAGCACATTGGCACAGGGGAAATAGTTCAGAACCTTCTGATAGCTGTCGGAAAGGCAATGGTGAGCCTCGTCCACGATGATATCTGTGAAATAATCCTGAGGGAATTTCGTAAGGCGTGTATCCCGGCAGAGAGTCTGTACAGAACCGACTGTCACGGGAATACTGCTGCCGATGCCGCTGCTTTCGGCTTTTTCAAGTACGGAGGGAAGCTGACAGGCTTGCATCAACTTATCTGCCGCCTGTTCGAGAAGCTCTCCTCGGTGAGCAAGGATTAACGCACGATGTCCCTTGTCCACCTGCGTCTGTGCTATTTTTGAGAAGACGATTGTTTTGCCGCACCCCGTTGGAAGGACAAGGAGCGTCTTTCGATGCCCCTCGTCCCATTCCCGGAGAACTGCATCAACCGCCTCGCTCTGATACGGTCGCAGTTTCATCGGTTACCTCCGGATCAATCAAAAGGGAGTTCCTCATCATCGCTTACCTCCTGCCATCCGTTGCCCTGGGTCGTAGTAGTGGGGTGATAGTTCACGAAGAACTTCTCCTCGTAGTCGAGGAAGTAATCGACATCGTTGGCAGCCTTTTCCTCACCGTAACGATTCACATAGGTACGGGGCTTGAGATGCGCTCTGCCGTGAGACCCGATGACGGCATTCCAGTCCATGACCAGACGCTCACCATGCTTCTTCTGCCCAATGCAGCGGAAGAAGGAAGAGATGCGCCATTCGAGAGAGCGGTAAAGAATAAGGTCGAACTTGACATTGACGGTCTTGCCGCCGTTGTCTACGGCAATGGTAATGGCGGCCTTGTTGCAAGGAGGGATCTTCGCCGACCCCGGAAAACGACCACGCTCAAAGCCGGTGACGGTGAAGTTATAATCGCCCTCTTCGAGGGTCACGAATTCTTGACCATCATTCTCGATGGAGTCATTCCAGTCCATGCACATTTCCTGTGCGTTGTTTCTATTTTCGTAATCCATAATGGAACCTCCGTGTTTCAATTACATATTTTTGATGGTGGTGACGATCTTCTCCCAATTGGGGAACACCCAACGGGTGAGAAAGCTGTCCGGATAATCCGCTACAGCGGTATCGAGGGAATAGTGACCCTTTGCAGAAACAAGCCGCTGAAGTTCGTTGTCCGAAATCTCCGCATCGGACATCATGCGGTTGAGTTTGGCATGAGCATCTTCGTCAGTCGTGTTCGACGCTGCACTTCCGTAAAAAATGTGGCGAATGCTGTCAAAGCTCATATCCATCTCCGCTGGAAGAGCGTGGCGGTTCTTCGCATCCCAACAGGGGTGGTGCGAAGTATGGATGACACGCTTGCCGCCCTGCCCCTTGCTCTTGCCACCCTCCTGAGAGACCACAAAGGTCTTGTAATTACAGAACAGGAGCATATCCGACCATTCCTTGATAAGCGGTGCGACCTGTCGGGTCAGCTTCATTTCCCAACGATCATAGCTACCCATCTCATCTGGCTGCTCGAACTTACGCATCTTGGCATGAGCGGTGATGAGGACATTCATGTCTGCCGCGATAACCTTGTCGCAGGCGGCAAGAAAACGGGAGAACTCCTCGGAAATATAGGTGTAGCCTTTGCCGTAGCCGAATTCCTCGATACCGGACTTCTTGTACTTTGAGCAGATGTCCTTGATGCAGAGCTGCTCCGCCCAGTCAGCGGTATCGATGACGAGCGTTCCGCAAATGCCAGGGTTCCTGGAAACCTCCTCAATGAGAGCCACGAAACCATCCCACGAGTCCGGCATGGTAAGACGGTTGACATCCATATGGGCGGTGCCGCCCTCGGTGTCTATGAAGAGGGGTTTGGGGAATGCGGATGAGAAGGTGGTCTTGCCGATACCTTCGGAGCCGTAAACTACGATTTTCTGTGCGCGGCTGACCTTGCCGCTTGTAATGTTCAGCATTTCTTTTCCTCCAGTTATTTCAGCGAGCAGGACTTGTCCTGCACGAGGGTGAGGCCGGGAATCATTTCTCCGGCGGTAAGGAGTTTTTTAACCTCCGTCTTGCTTATCTCCGGCTCCGGCGTACGGTAGCAATCGGTGTACTTGTGACGCTTCAGCCAGTTGATGGCTTTCCGGCTATCGGACACATCCACACGGCTCGTAGTACGGTAGTTAACTGTGGCAACACCGCAGTCGGTTTTTACTCCGGCACATTCGCGGTCAAGTATCTGCATGATTCGTTCATCGCGTTTTTCTAAACCTCGCCTACGTTCTGCGAGGCGTTTTTCTTCAGCTCTAATGGATGCCGCCTCTGCACGGCAGTTTAAGACAAGTTTCGCAAGGAACTCCAAGATGCGTCCACGCTCCATCTCCAAATTGTGCAGCCGCTCCATAATCTCATCGTCAGCGGTGACCTCACCAGTTTCCGGGTCGGGTTCGAGCATCACAATAAGATCTTCGATACACCGGTTGACTTCGTACAGCTTCATCAGCTCTGTCTCCTTCCTTTATCTTTTTCTTTAGTTCAGCCTTTTCTAGCATTTCCAGCTTCACTGCAAGCCTCATGGATACCTGGCTGATTGCAGTCAGCACATCTACCAGTTCCATGTTGGTTGCTCTTATTCCGTCAATCATTCTGTTCACCTCCATAAGGGAAACTGATGTTGTTTTCGCTACCCTCAATACTCGAATGGAAAGCAGGGACCCGTTTTGACGAAGAATTCAAAAATTATTTCAAAATAATTCTGGGAACTCATCGGCAAGTACTTTTTTTGCTTTTTTCAGTCTGCTGAGAAAGGTCGTGCGGCTGATACCGAGACGTTTACTAATAGCTGTGTCGGACAAACCGTCCAGACGAAGGTTTCCAATGGTAGAGGCCTCCGGCATAAGTTCGGCAAGTCGGTCAAAGAGCTGACGGAATTCAGCTATGTCTGTAAAAATATCTTCCATCTGACTTTCGACGCCTGGAATGTCTTCCCCCAACGCACGGGCATCTTCACAATCACCGTTGACAGTTGCATCAAGGGAATACTGATTTCCGTGGCGGTGGAACGGGCAGGTCAGGCAGTCCATATCACAGGAGAGCCACTTGCTTCTGGGACAGACACAGCGACCATTGTTCATTTCTGTGCGGCGGTAGGAGTTGATGTCACGGTAGTAATCGTCAAACTCTTGTTTGGTGACGGGAATCCGTTCTTTCGTCCCACGGATGTAGATGTAGTACTGGTTTTCATTGTTATTCATTTTTGTGTCCTTTCCGCTGAGTGCGGAGGCATGAAGGACACAGAAAAAGCCTGAGTATACGGGGAGAAACAGCTTCTGCAAAATGGGTGCAGAAAACCGAGGGTACCGATAATCCTTTTCAAATAATGAAAAGTGCTTTATCTGTATCCTTCGCCCTGATGTACACTCAGGCTTCAGATTTATTTGTTTATAGAAATAAAAAAAGACCGGGCATTGTCCAGCGGAGGGATATAATAATCCCTTGCCTTACAATGCCCGGCCATTTGGTGGTAATCTCTTGAGCTTACACTCAAGCCCCTTTGCACGGTGTCTTACTTGATCTTATGAAAGACCATCTAATTTGTAATTACTGTGATTAAGCTTTTGCTATCCGGAAATACAGCTTCCTTCGCAGTGCCAGATTTACGGTGTTTTCTACACCGCATTTCGGGCACTTGATTTTTACATACCCGGATGCAGGAGATACTTTGTCAAAGAGGCGTCTGCCGCACTTCTTACAGTTCTTACTGATCCGAATGGTTTCTTTTTCATCCAAGTTCATTTTCCTCCATATAAATGTTCAACATTTCATAAGGGTTTTTGAGGTATTCCCGGTCTAACAGTCCGAGGTTCTTCAGCCGGATTGCCAGGGCCTGCTTTGAAACACCCATCTCGTCTGCCATAGTGCAAAACTTCTTGTAGGTCCCATTCCCAATTAGCCTATTTAATATTGCTATTCTTTCCGGCAGATTGAAAAGCAGCATATTCTTTTTCACAAGCTCTTCCGGCATCAGTACAGCAGAGGTTACCCAATCGACAAGTCTTTCCTGTTGTGCTTCATTACTGCTGTATCTGCCATCAATCCTGTAATGCAGAATCCTTCGTGATGCGACTTCGCTGCCAAATTCCTGTGGGTATAGAAGGTGCAGGATATGGTGACAGACCTCATGTGTTTTTGTGAAATTGCAGCGTCCGACCTTTTCCTCATCGTTCTGTAAGTCCTCCTCGATAAGCATGGTTTTTCCGTCAAGCACATAGAACTCCTCGAAGGGACTATCAAACACCTCAACACCATCCCCCTCCTCAAAAGATGTAAGCCCCAGGGTGAGACGATCTCTCGACAGATGTCGGTAATCAAAGGACAAACCGAGGCAATCCGCCAACTGCTCCGGAATCACGCGCTCTGGCATCTCTGAGTATCCTGCGGTTTTTTTATATGTCTTATAGACCCACCGGGAAATATATTCAATTTCGTTCTGGGAGTAAAATCTCATCTTAAGCCCCTTTACAGGTAGATACTGCCATGTGTAACGGAGAAATGATTCTTGCCGCTAGGTCCGGTTTCTCACCGGCTTCGGTGGTTCTACTGGGGGTGCTGCAGAAAATGCATTCCATCCATCCGTTTGTCTCTTCAAGGTACACGCTTCGATTGAGTTTGCCGCAATACGGGCATCGAACATCATAAGATTTCATCCTGTCACCTCATTCCGAGAGCAGTTTTTCAAGCTGTTCATCTATTCTTTCTATGTCACGCTGCATCCGGACTATAGCTTGCTGCTTCAGCATCTTTAATGCTACAAAATCCCGGATAACAGGGACACTCGCCGATCCGATTTTTCGAGTGCAGCTATAGCAGTTTTCATAGCAGCCCCAGCACTCCTTGGGGAATTGGTCTCTACCCAGCTCATCCATTGTCCGTAATCCTTATTCTATAAATATCTTCAAAAATGATTTTCTCTCCGTTGAGTTTAATGTACTTGAAGGGGATGCTGATTTCTGTTATCCGACCTTCTTTTTCAATATCATGGAAAGCACAGTAGTATTCAACATGAACCATAAGTCCCTTGGACAGCTTTGAAATTACGATAGAATTGGCTGCAATGTCCTCATCGGAGATATCATGCCGTTCTACCCGGCAATGCCGCTCCTCACGGTCACGCAGTGCCTCCTGCAGACCCTTCATAGCATCGAACGGGGCGAACTGCTTCGCCCTCTCTTGTAATGTCATCATAACCTGCTCTGTGACCTCCAATCATTCCGTTGCGCTCTCGCTGTGTTGCTCCGGCGAGAAAGTTTGTACCTCGCAGTATAGCGTTTTTACCGTATTTATCTGATATCTGTAAAACCGTTTTTTCCTTTGCTTTCTCACGTTCCACGGCATCCCAATCTGTGAAAAAGTCATAGCCCTCGCACCCCTCATCACAAACATCATTAAAACTGATGCCGAGTCTGCGGATGGGAACGCTCCGGTCGGTGATCCGGTCAAAGACATCCAACACGAAAGGACATATAAGGGAGTTCACGGCTGTTGCGCTCGTCAGTTTTGTCTGACCGTTAACCATTGGGAGTACATCTTTTGAGTAGCCGACTCCGATCCATATCTTCTGGCAGATGACCTTGCGACGCATCAGTTCCTGACACCCGTGGAGGATCATTTCTGTCATAACGACACGCGCCTCGTCATAGGTGTAATCTTTCGGAAGTATCTGAGAGAATGAGACCGAGTGCGTTTTGCTTTTATAGCTCTTGATATCCTGCATCCGGCAGGGCTCCCGGCCCCAGGCATGGTCGATGAGGAGTTCTGCATCCTTGCCGAAAGTCTTATATAACAGCTCCTGTGGGCATTGTGCTATGCCTCTCAAGGTAGTGATTCCGAAACGTTCCAACCTTCGAGCAGTTCCACCGGCAATCATCCAGAAGTCTGTTATAGGAGTGTGATCCCATAGCGTCTCCCGGAAGCTCTCCTCGGTAAGCACCCCCATATGATCCTTTGCGTGTTTCGCAGTGATGTCCAGGGCAATCTTTGCGAGAAACAGATTTGAACCGATGCCGGCGGTAGAGGGGATGTGCTTCACCTCGGCAATCTCGTTCATCAGCTTTTTTGCCAGTCCCTTTGCATCCATGTGATAGGTACTGAGGTAGTTGGTGGCATCGATAAAAGCCTCATCGATGGAATAGACATGGATATCGTCCGGAGAGAAGTATTTGAGGTAAATTGCATAGATGTCCGCCGCATACTCGATATACAGTTGCATTCTCGGCAAAGCTGTCTCGTACTTTATGTGTTTCGGAATCTCATACAGGCGGCAGCGGTTTTTCACCCCCTGCGCTTTCATTCTGGGACTAACGGCGAGACAGAGGGCTCCGTTACCACGGGAAGTATCCGCAACGACCAGATTTGTCTCAAAGGGGTTCAGTCCACGCTCGGCACACTCGACTGAAGCATAAAAGGTCTTCATATCAATGCAGAAGTAAGTTCGTTCTTTTCCCATCAGCTTACCCGCTCAATCTTCCTCATAAGCCCCACCATGACACCGATCACTGAAAAATCTGCTGTGACCACATCCGGAGTTATGCCGTCCTCTCTGCGGAAACGCGCCTTCTCTCCGTCAAGAAAATACCTGCGGCAGTATTTGATCCCTTCAATAACAGCAATAACAACATCACCGTCCAGGGGAGCAAGCTCTGTGTCGAAAATGATGTAGTCTCCTTCGTGTATGCCGGCTCCGCTCATACCATTGCTGTCCGCAATGTATATTTCAGCCTTATTGTGATTACCGAACACCGCTGAAGAGAGGTGAACAGTTCGGTTTGATCGCTTATTATCTGAAGAGAGATTCTTCGACTGTACCTTATCTTTCGGCTTTTCACTTTTATATGAAGCAGGCACACGAAGCATCCGTAGTTCGTCCTGCTCTGAATTGCATCCACTGTAACAGTCGCACATAGCACATGACAGAGAGGTACACCCTACGCAGGGGTTAATAGCCGATGCAAGTGAAGAATATATATCGTTGCCTATCATGTTGCTCTCCTTTCTTCGGGTCGATGGACTCGCTTGATTTTTCTTGTGTGGAAAGTATAACGCTACTAATAGGGAAAATCAATATCGCAGTTGTGTACCATTAAGAACTTTTTATTGACAAGTATGTGTTTGCCTTATATACTAAAATCACATAATTAGATATCTCGCAAAAAACGGTTTGAGGAGAACTACTATGTATAACGCTAAGTTTGATAAAGAGGATAATGGAATCGGCAAACGTATTGCAGCAGCGAGAAAGCTGAAGAAAATTACTGCACAGCAACTCTGCGATAAACTTGAACAGTATGGCATTTCTGTATCCAGACCTGCTCTCGGAAAATGGGAGCGCGGTGAAAGTGTACCGAGTGCCTATCAAATAATGGCGGTTTTCTTTGCTCTGGATATTGACGATCCGTATACCTTCTCTGGGGTAGAAAGAAAACCCGCTGTCCTTAACGAACAGGGGCTTCAGAAACTGGAGAATTATAAAGCAGATCTTATTGCCTCCGGGAAATACAGACCATACCGCCCGGCTGAAAGCAAGTGTAAAATCATCGAGATGCCTGTGTGCCGGCTACGCGCATCCGCCGGTACTGGCTCATTCCTCGATGAAGGAGGATTTGAAAATGTCAGTGTTATTGCCGCCCAGGTTCCGGCTGGAGCAGACTTCGGCATCTACATCAGCGGTGACAGCATGGAGCCCTATTACCATGACGGCAACATCGCATGGGTACATGAATGCAAAGAACTTTCGGTCGGCGATGTCGGTATCTTTACCTATGACGGCAACGGCTATATAAAGGAATATGACGAGCAGGAGCCGGATGACGATTTAAAGGAAATCTTTACAGACAGTACTGGCTATATCCATATGCAGCCCGTCCTTCGGTCGTTCAACAGCAAGTATGCACCGAAAGAGATTGTGCCGGACGCATATTTCCAGATTGTTGGTAAGGTTCTGAACTGAGGGACTTTTATTGGACAGCAAATTTGATAGAGTTGGGACAGGGAGGGGTGCTTCTTGGAAACTATAGAAAGAGTATATGAATTGGCGGCCGAGCGGAATATTTCCATTAACCGCCTCGCAGAAATGAGCGGTATATCCGTTTCGACCATCAAGACCACGAAAAATCGTGGCGGTCAGTTGAAGATTGATACCATCGAGAGAATATGCAATGCTCTTGATATGCCGCTCTATGCGTTTTTCCTTACAAGTGATACTATGTAATATAAAAATATCCTCGATAAATCCCACACTATAAACAGCAGAGCATCAGCTCGACAAAAGGAGATGCACAAAATGACAAAATTGACAGATGTTCAGAAAAAGCTCGCAGAGCAACTACTCCTTAGTGTGAAAAACCATGAGATGAATGTCGAATACAACGAACTTGCGGCACGAATCAATCCTCCTATACATTGGAGACAGGTGGGGAAGAACATAGGCGAAGTGTCCAAGCTCTGCCACGAACTTGGTTTGCCTCTTCTATCTGCAAAAGTTGTAAACAAGAATACCCAGAAAGCTGGAGAAGGGTTTTATCCGCTGTATGCAATGCTTGGAATACCAACAAAAGGCAAAACCGAGAAAGAGCTATTCCGTGAAGAACGAGATGCTATTCGTAATTGCAAGGAGTGGTACAAGCTTGAGGATTATCTGGGGCTGAATATTGGGTTTGATCGTCCGGATAATATTCAAAACACACCAGAAAATGTTCCTATATATACGGTATCTCAAAATAGTACTAATTGGCTTATTTCGTGCAATCTGAAATACTATCATGTTGATGGAGCTTTCGCAGAACTTCCTGTAATTGATTGGAAACAGAGCTGCGAGGCTCAGACTGGTGACATAGTATATATTTATGTTTCTTCTCCATATCGTGCAGTCAAATATAAATGCCGGGTAGAAAAGGCGAATAAGCCACTGTCTACAATTGATGACAGCAAGTTTGTGGTTGATGGTACTCCGTTTAATGATTGTGGTAACTATATGGAATTGAAGCTCTTGGCCAAATTAAGTTCTCCCGTAAACTCAGCTCAATTAAAAAGCGTGGGAATCAATTTCGTTCAAGGCCCCATCCGACTTAAACCAGATGCACTAAAGCTAATTGAAGAAATGGGTTTTCTTGAACTAGCGGATGATGAACCATTACAAATACCTGTAGTAAAAGAAAGCGTTATTGTTCCACCTCCACCCGAATACCTTAAACCAGATGTGCGGCGTTTTACAGTCTCCAATCCTACGCCGTTCCATAAGAGCGTAGATGTTCTGAACTATGGTTTGGGAATTGATTACCTCGGCAAAATATACGGTGGCTGGCAGAAAGGCGCTTTTGAATTTACCGCAAATGGAACAGCATATATGGTTTGGTTTCCAAAGTTGTCAATGGATGGGAAACCAGCGTCTTCTTCTGGCTGGATTAATACAACTGCAGATGATGGCAGAACAATCATTGAAAAAGCTTCGGAGTCAAATCACGAACTTGGATACGAGGTGGCGGACTGCATTCGTCTGGTCTTCACAAAAACAAAAAATGAGCCGTACTATTTTGCAGGGGTATATCTCCCAGACAAAGAACACAGTTCATATCAGTATCATGTTTACAAGAGAGCCGCTGATGTTGCCGACTTTACTGGCGAAGTGCCTCACATCCTTTATTACAAAAAAGAGGATGAAGAGGATGAAGCACTAATTGCTGAACTAAAAGCAGATGCTTTAACCGGTGCGCCAGCGAAGTATCAGTATGCAGGGCTTGCTAAGAATAAAGCCAATCCGGTTGAAATATCTGGGCACAAGGTATATCCACGCGATCGGCAAACCGCAATAAATGCATTGTCGCATGCCGATTATCGGTGCGAGATAAACAGTATACACCCAACATTTCTACGAAGGAATTCAAGCAAGCCATATACCGAGCCACATCACCTTATCCCAATGGCGTTCTCGGATGAATTTGATGTTTCGCTCGATGTTGAAGAGAATATCGTTTCTCTTTGCAGTAACTGCCACAACCATATTCATTACGGACAAGGTGCATCTGAACTGCTGACGAAGCTCTATCATGAGCGTAAAGAAGCATTAAAATGTGTAGGTATAGATGTTTCCCTTGAGGAGCTACTGAGTTTTTATGAATGAGGGAACAAAGAAATATGGCAAATAAAGAATATACATTTCGTTCCACATACAAAGCACATTGGAAGTGCTTGAGTTGTGGGCATAAATGGTCTGCGAAGATAATGTATGAATGAAAGAACAAAGGAATATGACAAAGAAGTAATGATGACATATCGTGAGCTATATGACAGCCTAATTGAAAAATACGCGGATGAAAAGGGAATCATCCGTGGGAAGCCATGCATTCTGCTCTATCGCGTAAGCCGCGCAGGTGAAGTCGCAGGATTTGACCAAATTGTCGATGAAAAGCTGCTAACAGAGAAAGTTCATGGGGCTCGCCGCCCTCAACCTACCCAAAGGGATTGCATCCCTCTGAACACCTGCCCGACAAAAGCGTGAAGCTCATGGTCTTTGCCCGGGACCACTTACTTCAGCTTTCATCGGTTTTTACAAGAACTCCCGCCGGACTTCTTGTAAAAGAAATAGCCGATGTTCCAGGCAAGCTGCTTGGCTCACCGGCTATGTAATGGGCAAAACAAAACCGACCAACATCTCTGCTGATCGGCTTTGGTTTTTCCATTATTTTTTACTCTACCAAATACTCAGAGATATCAATTCTCTTGAGTGTTGGTTTCGAAAGCAACATCGTTACTTTGCCATCCAGCATTTTGTGAATGACAATGTGATAATGCTTAACGTTCCCCTCGTCATCCGAAGAGTTATTGAAGAAAGGAGTCAACTCATCGATGTAGCTTCTGGGGATATCAAAAACTGTCGTAGTTTGGTTTCTGCAAATGAAGATAAATCGCTGATTGGAACAATCGGCAATCTTCTCAAAACAGCTTGCTCGATATCCAAACCAGTACTTTTCGTTTTCACCTTCAGGATACATTTTAGAAGATACGATTGGGAGGACGGCGAGAAGTTTGAAATCGACCGTGTGCTTGATATACGGCAAGCGGCTGCCATGAAAGCCGGAGGCCAGGGTGACCGCTACACGATTATGGTTCACGGCAAACAAAGCTATCTGTTTTTTGAAAGAAGCACAAACCTCACCGGGAATAACATCGGTCGGTGGTTCGTTGAGAGGAGAACTCAATGACCGAAGAAGAAAAACGGCAGCACCGGGTCTGCTTTACAGGACATCGCCCGGAAAAACTCACTCGTTTTGAGTGGCTCATAAAAAGGGACTTGGAAAAAGAAATCCGCCAGGCTATTGCTGACGGATTAATGGTCTTTATATCGGGAATGGCACGAGGGGTTGACATTTGGGCTGCAGAGATCGTAATAAAACTGCGCGACGCCGGTCAACCCCTTAAACTTATGTGTGCTTGTCCCTACGATGGGTTTGAAAAAAGATGGGAGCAAGACTGGAAAGACAGATATAATGCCATCCTGGATAAGTCTGACCATGTTGTTTATGTATGTAAGCACTATAGCAAGGCTTGCTTTCAAATTCGGAACGAATGGATGGTCGACCACTACGCACGAGTCATTGCTGTATTCAACGGCGAGAAGAGCGGTACCAAGAACACAATTGACTATGCTAACCGAGTTGGTGTGCCTATCGTTAAAATCAAAGGATAGAATCCCAAAAATGGCGTCAACTACTTGACGCCACTGTAGTTTTACGCTATAATATTATAGCTTTGCTATAACTATTCGAGGGGTGAGCTGAATTATGGTTGATATTAGCGGTTTTAAAAGTTGGCTTGCTGTATCATCAAATTATTCCAATGCAACAATAAGTAATACCATATCACGCTTGAAGAGAGCGGACAGTATTCTTCCTTGGTTTAATGATATTGTGTACATTTTTAGGCTGGAACAGTGCCCATCATTTCAGCAGTTATCATGTTCGGTGCGTTCACAAATAAAAAAGGCTGTAAAACTGTACTTTGATTACCTTGATTATGATAAGGAGAAATGTGGTTTTTCAAATCTTAAGAGTGATGATATGAAAATTTTATCCTTATTTGCAAATATCGGTGTGGCTGAAGCCTATCTTGAGGATATCGGCTTCAATGTCGCTGTTGCCAATGAGTTGATTGAGCGGCGCGCAAATCTATATTCCGAAATATATCCAAACACAAAAATGATCTGCGGAGATATCACCGATAATTCGGTTTTCCAAAACATCGTAAATACCTCTATAAATGCCGGGGTTGATGTAATAATGGCCACTCCTCCTTGCCAGGGCATGAGTACTGCTGGTCAGCAGGCTGAAGACGATTTCAGAAACACTTTGATTTGCCCGACTATCAAAGCAATCAAAGCCATAATGCCTCGATATGTTTTTCTCGAAAATGTGCCAATGTTTCTTAATACTTATATTTCAGTAGATGGAAAACGAGTTTTGATTCCAGACTTGCTTGATATGGAATTGGGTGATCAATATTTGATTAGAAAATATGTCATTAATACTCAAGACTATTCAGTTCCGCAAACGAGAGAACGCGCCATTATCTTGATGAGTAGGAAAGGCGAGCCTGAATGGCTTCTTCCGGGAAAAGATGATCGGGTTGTAACTATGGAAGATGCAATAGGGCATCTGCCTAAACTCGATCCTTTTGTGACCGATGTTTCAGAAGAGGAACTTTTAGAAATGTTTCCATCTTTTTATGAACGCAAGACCGAGGCGGAAAAAATATCAAAATGGCACACACCGCCTCATCACGTGCGACGGCAAGTAGTTGCGATGCAGCATACCCCTACAGGTTGTACCGCTTTTGATAACGACAAATATTTCCCGGTTAAAGAGGATGGAACCCCTGTTAAAGGCTACCATAACACATATAAAAGGCAAAACTGGAACACGGCAGCCTATACAGTTACTATGGACAATCGCAAAATTTCTTCTCAAAACAATGTCCATCCGGGGCGTCCCGAAGGTTTTGATGCCAATGGAGATGTTATTTTCTCGGATGCACGTACTCTAACTCTATATGAAATTATGATTATTATGAGTTTGCCTTTAGATTGGGCAGTAAACACACGAGCAACTGAGGCTTTTTTGAGAAGGATTATTGGCGAAGGAATTCCTCCGCTCTTTGTAAAAAAGGCATTTATGGCCTTGAAGGGAGAACGAAAATGAGCAAACTAAAAGGACTTTCCTTGTTTGCAAATGTTGGTATTGCCGAGGCATATATGAGTGACCTTGGTGTAGACATCAAAATTGCGAACGAGATTGATGTTGAACGAGCGAGATTTTACCAAGATGTCTATCCTGATACCCATATGATTTGTGGAGACATAACCGATGATGCCACCAGAACCCAGATTGTAAATGAGGCTATTGAGTGTGGAGTTGATTTTTTGATTGCAACCCCTCCATGCCAAGGTATGAGTGAAGCTGGACTTCGGTTGCAATTTGATCCAAGAAACCAACTAATATCGTATGCAATTGATGTTATTAAGCGAGTAAAGCCGAAGTTTGTTCTGCTCGAGAATGTACCGCAACAGTTGCGGACAAAAATCCGTTATAACGATGAAGTGGTTCTTATCCCAGAATACATAAAAAGAGAACTTGGTGAATACTACAATTTCAATGACGAAACACTCGTTATGGCAAAGGATTATGGTGTGCCTCAATTAAGAGAACGTAACATTTTCTTGCTGGTGCGAAAGGATACGGGTATTATTTGGAAGTTCCCTGCAAAACAGCCTGAGATTACTTTGGCTGAAGCAATAGGTCATCTTCCTTCTCTTGATCCGTATTTAAGAGATGGTATGGCGGCGACTATGCTGCATTTCCCAGAATACGAGCAAAAGCGTCAGCGTGGTTTGGCAATTTCAAAATGGCACTATCCGCCTACACATTCTTGGAAACAAGTAGAGTGGATGATGCATACACCAACCGGGAAGTCGGCTATATATAACGAAAAGTATTACCCGCAGAAGGCTGATGGAACTCCCGTTAAAGCCCATCATAACCATTACCGCAGGTTAAAATGGGATATGCCGTGTAGAACAATCACACAAAATAACGGTGTTATTTCGTCACTGGCTTGCGTACATCCTGGCAGAGAGTATATCGACAAAGATGGAAATATACTCTATTCTGATCCTCGTGTTCTAACTATTTATGAATTGCTTATAGTTATGTCGCTGCCTCTTGATTGGCCGATTCCAGAATGGGCAAATGACACATTTATACGCAAGGTTTTCGGCGAAGGCATTCCTTCTAAGTTGGTTAAAGAAATAATGAATGCCCTTGTATCACAATTGTAA